ACCGTACGTAGTCAAGCTGTTTTATGGGGTAATAAAATTTACGTAGTGGGTGGGTATGACTACACCACTTCAAACCGACCGGGGGAATTGTGGTGTTTCGATGCAGTCAATAATACCTGGTCTAAGTTGAGCTCCATGCCTAAGGGGGTTTCAGAACATACCCTCACGGCTTACGCTGGTAAGCTTTACGTCCAGGGCGGGTATGACGGCACCAACAGGGTAGATCTCTTGCAGGTCTATGACATTGCAACTGACACATGGGGGTATGGTGAGGCATTTGGGGGCATGGTGACGGGTGCTGGTTCAGCGTTGATAGACGCGCAGTGGTTTGTGATTGCAGGTGTCGGACAGGATACCCAGGGTAATCAGAATCGAGTATACTGCAGACAACTGCCTTAAGCGGCATAAAGTCCGCCGTGACGGCGGACTTTATGCCGTGTTACATGTCCCTGACATTGGTGGAGGGGTATCTGCGATTAGCACCCCAGATGATCCTCACTGCACCACCACGCCCATTCGAACCACTATACGAACCCCCGCCATCGACTTGAGCCCACCCACCAGATCCAAAGGACCCATCGGTTTCTCCGTAGATACCCGCGCCCACCATATTAGTGCGGTAGTTAGTCCCAGGGTACGCACCGTCATAACGCCCAGCTTTACCGCTACTGGCCAGCTGGTAATTTTTGTTTTCACCAGAACCGCCAACACCACCGCCAGTAAAGGGACCGCTGAAGTCACGGCCAGAGCGAACCGTGGTTCCCAAGGCACTTGATGTCGGGGACCCATTGCCGTTACCTACAACGATGGTGTACTTGGTCCCGGGCACCACAGGCACATTGTTACGGTAGCGCAGCCCACCACCATCACCAGCGTTGGCGGTGGAGCCACTACGTTGACCTGGTTCACCACCTGCAATGATGACAAAACAGACGTTATAGACATCTTCTGGACACTCCCATGTGAATGTACCAGGCGTGGTATATGCTGCTTGCCCAGTAGGAATAGGGATGGCTGGAGTACCGATACTGTTTAATATCTCTAACATTGCGATCGTCCTTAATGAATACATACCCATAAACACAGCATAAACCCCTCCCTGCGTGGGAGGGGTTATGTTGTTCACTGTGGACGACGGCGATGTTCTACCGACTCGTCTGGCAGACCTGGTGCTGACGCCGCATCGTTACGTATGTCACTACCCACAGAGACCTGTGCTTTGGTCACAGCCAGTGGGTCGGGAATCGCCTTACGCACTTCAGCCATCACATTGGCTATCGTTACAGTAGCCCCCATCGCGGTAAGGACTTTATGCAGCTCCTCTGGAACTCCCATATAGACAATGGGATCAACAGAAGGTTTACCCGTCAAAAGAACATAGCTCTGTGCCTTACGTTTGACCTGGTTAAACTCCTCTTCGGTCAAATAGAGGTTGTTCGACTGATACGCGAACATGGCGTAGTAGCACAGACGTAGGACCTTGTTGTGGGTGATATGGATGTAGTCATCGTCCTGACACATGTCAGAGACAGACACGGGATTGATGTGGTGAGTACCCAATGCCCGAGACACGTCACTGTGCGTTTCGAGCATATAGATGATAGCGACGCACTCCAGGAACTCATTACGAAGTTCCATGATGGCCGGCCTTCCTTTGTAGGTGCTACCCACGCCTTGTTGCTGACACTTCAGGGCTTCTTTGGCCACCTCGGTAGCTTCTTCAGCGAGTTTACCCAGTAGGTACTGCGACCAGTTCATGCTCATTGTTCTTGCTCCGGTTCATGGGGTACAGCAACAGTCTTGGAGAGGGACTCAACGGCAACATTACCATCGTTGAGTTCGGCCATCTTACCGAGGATTTGCGTTAGCTCTTTGGGAATAATCCCACCCATCGAATTACGGCAGGCGTGTTGGCGTGCCTCATGCAGCCTGCCGTGGTGTTCGTTGGTGACAAACGTCAACGTGACTTTACCATCACCGTGAGTGCGGTTGGTACCGTACAGCTGGTGCCCCGTACCCTCCATCGCTTTTACCAGTAGATCACACATGACCCGTTCGTCCAACAGGGTGATGTTGATAAAGCCCTCTTCGGCTTTGAACATCGCGTAAGAGTCCAGCATTAGGTGTTCAGGTTGCATTGAGTAACTCCGCGAGTGCACGTGCTTGAGAAATAGGTGTTGTTGCGAAACGGTCTGAGAGGACGTTACCAGCGTCTCTAGCGAGGACCCGTAGCTCTTCAAAGAGTGCTGGGTTTTCGTTCACCCAGGTACGCCACAGCCCCTTATAGACAGCATAAAGATCCACCGAGGGATCAAGGGGTGGTTTACCTTTACCAATACGCCAATCATTCCCGTAAACACGGTACCCTTTACCCTCGTCTAGCTGATACGCTTCCTCGATGGTACGCCCGTCACGAAGACGGGCCACCAGTGCCGAGAAACGACGATCGCCTTTGGTGGAACACTCATATCCACCGAAGCGCGCAAAGGTTACGCTGCCCGTTGTTGATCGGGTTGATTGGCTGCTTGCTTTTTTGCTTTGTACACCAGGTACGCATCGAGCAAGTCATCCATCTGTGGGGCACCCAATACTTTCTGCGCCATCTCCACTGCGTTGACACGACCACCGGTCAGGTTAACACCAAACTCGCGCCGTATCGATTCGACAATCCCTTGTATCTGACAGAACTCCATCACGCAGGTTTCCCGTGCGATGTTAAGAATCTGCGACACGTTGGGGTAGGTTGATACGATATCAAGGTCAGCTACGTGCGTAAAGATAAGCGTCAAGTAGTCCTGCATCTCCTCGACACAGGCCAGTCCTATGGCCGCCGCCATGTAAGACGCCAACGTGATAATCCAATCGTCGTGACCAATGACGAAGCGATCCAGGAAGTGAGACATTTGGTCTGACGCTGTACCGATCACCGACCGGTTTGGACGGTTCAGGTACCAGAAATGCATGTCGTCAGTCAGACGCTTGGGGTTAGAGTTGAAGTTCTTAAAGTCCGAGTTCTTCGAGTACATCGTAATCGACGAAGCCAGGTCTTTAGTTTTCTCATCGAGCTGCTCCAATCGGATGCTGTCGACGATGTTGTAAACGCCGTAGATCACTTTGTGGTGCTTTTGCATCACTTCGTGCCAACGCAGACCCGTGTGCTGGTCAGTCTCACGGATCTTGAGCTTACCAAAGTCCATCTTGACTTCGCAGGTGTCGCCCACTTTCACCATGTCGTGATGGATGTTCTCAACTTCCTCATCGTTGATGAAGTAATAAACGAAACCACCCTTACCCAAGGTGAGGTCATTGGCCTTGTCGATGAACGCCTGGATATCCCCAGGAGCTTTGATCTTCGACTCGTAACTGGCATTCAGCTCTTTCTTGAGGATCGCATCAAGGGCATAAGACGGGTCCTTACCGTTGGCCAGTCGGGTAATGCGGTATACCGTCATGGCATCGATGCACTGGAAGGTCGCCGGATGGGTTACCCAGTTCCAACGGTCTTCCACGTTGATCGACATGACTTTGCCAGACGCGGTGGTTTTCTGCGTGTTGCCTTTGCGGTAGTCGAAGAATTTGTACTTGGCCGGGATGGTCGGATCACTGAACACAAGCGCCGGGTCGTAGTTTTCCTTTTGCAAGGCCCGGATGATTTTGCTCATGTCAAAGTCCATGTTCCAGAAAGCAAACCAATCTGGCTTCCATTCATGGAGCTTTTCAATGCACTTGATCACCACCTGCGCCGGGGTGTCTGCGATCAGGACTTCGATGTTGAGTTTACGGCTTTCGATCAAAGACGGAATAAGACGCGCTGCTTCACGGTGGGTTTCATTGATGACATCCTCAACATCATCTACCCAACGTTTTAAATAAACAAGACGCACGTTTTCTTTGTGGCTGACCGACATGCAGATAATGTCGTCGGTACCATCATTAACGTCGGTCTCAATATCGCCACCTGCAACCGTGTTAAAGCTGATGGTGTCTGGGTATTTAGACCGGTACTCAGCCTTCATACAGCAGGCCGAGTTGACATCGGAGCCGTACACGTAAGGGGACTGCTGGATTACGCGCTGTTGTGGTCTGAACCCGGGGTTGACGTCCAGTACCTTGGCGATGTTGCGAACCAGGTTAAGCTGGGTCGAGGAGTACTCTTGCAGGTTGGACGCAAGCTCGTAGTCTTTCTTTTCCTGGTGATTACGCCGTCCCTTGTGGGTTATCCAGAAAGGACGCTTATAGTTTTCCTCTAGACGAAGACGGGGTATGCGACGACCGTCTTCCAAGTGTACGACTTCCTTGATCACCAGGCAGTCATTGGTGCCTTTTTCTTGATCAACGACGTAGGTAATATGCTTGGCTTCAAAGCCTGTGGGTCTAACGATGTTACTCACGGGTTTCCCCTTCAGGTTTGTATTCGTAGGATATTGGCGGAAAGTATTCTTATGAATATGATTACAACATCCTGCATGGGTCAGCATCATGCCTAAAGAAACTGTATCGCTTGAGCTGTTGGTCGCCAAAGCCAAGCGACAACTCGGTATCCGTCTCGAAGCGATCGTAGAAAAGTGGGTCGAACGTCGTGAGTTCGCCTCATTCTACACCAGCGAGCAGCTGGACGAGATGGCGAAAGTCGTCAAGCAAGAAATGGGCGTGAGCGTTGAGTTTGTCATCGTCAACAGTCCTTCCATCAACGCCAGTGTGGGGGTCGTGCGCATTCCCGGTCACTCGGGTACGGGTTATTTTGGCCCTGGCACTAAGCCTGTCACCGTCGTCAGTGCTAGCCTCCCCAAACAGCTACGCACGTTGAAGATCGACCTGGACAAAGGGAAGATCACCGGTGAGTTCTTGGACGACATGAAGAACCGTGTCACCATCTACGCAGGTTTGGTTCAAGATCCGATCGCCCTTACTGCCGAAGAGATTGTCGCGGTGATCGTGCATGAGCTCGGTCACGTTTGGAACCAGTACATGGCCCTGGGTGATTACGTTTGGCTCAACTACTATCTGCAAGATGGCCTTGAAGTCGTGTTGGGCAAGAAGCCCAACATTTACAAGCTCGAGGTGTTGACCGAAGCAGGTTTGGAAAAATACTGCGGCGACAAAGACGCCTTGGTCGCGATGAAACAACAACCAACCGCCAAGAACATCCGCCGGGTTATTTTGCTGGCTTCGCAAAGAGCCCCTCGACACCACTTGACGTCAAACAAAGACGACGTGAATGCTCTCTCACATAAACGTGAAGAGCAGCTGGCCGACATGTTTGCCTCACGCATGGGTTACGCTCGTGCATCGGTTTCACTACAGGTGAAGCTGGACAAGCGATACGGCTCTCGCTACATGTTGTCCTCCTCTGCCTTTGTTTTTGCTGAAACCTGTAAAGTGCTGCTTAACGTAGGTGCTTTGGCTTCGGTAGCCGCAGCGTTCGTAACCCCGCCTGTGATCTTGGTGGCGTTTGCTATGTGGGCAACCACCGCCTGCATCGATAACGGTGGCAACGACCCATTGGGTTACGACAACGACCTGGAACGCACCACCAAGTTCCGGCGTGATCTTGTTGCCCAGCTTAAGGTGTTGGGTAAAGACCCTACCACCAATGAACAGATCCTCTCAGACATCAAAATGATCGACGAGCTGTTGGCCCTGTACCGTAAACACACCACTCTTTGGGAAGCACTCAGTTTGCTGATGCGCCCAGAGACTCGCCGTAACCGTCACCAGCGTGCTCGTGAAGAGGACCTGGAGATTCTGCTCAACAACGACCTGTTCGTTGCTGCCTCTAAATTTGACTCACTTGCAAGGAAACTTACATGACCACTGCACACCAGTTCGCCCAACAGCTTAAAGCCATCGAGCCAGGCAATACCAACGTACGGTTGGCGCGTAGCCTCACGCTGGCACACGGCTTTGCCATGACCATCCCGCTGGGGAACTACGCCGACGCTGACCAAGCAGCCGAGGCTTCTCGTGATCTGCTCAAGAAGCTGATCAACGAAGTCAACGAGTTCGTCGCCCTCGACACCAAGCTGTGCCAAGCCCTGTTGCTGCCAGTGCTCAAGGTACGCTTCGAGCTGATGAACGGCACGACCGACCCCACCCTGATCAAGATGGTGCTCAATTCTGACGCCGCCGCCGAGATCAAGGCCCCCGATGACATGGCCATGACCGAGTACCTGACCTCGCGCCCGGGTTACGCCAAAGAACAACTGATCATCAGTGAAGCCATCCGCGACCTGATCGCCGAAAACAGCTGAGTACGTAGCGATGACCTCAGAACCCCTGCACGAGGGTAGCATGGTCTACCCTCGCTTAACCGTGGAGCATCTGAAGTCACTGATCGAATCGATCCATTATAATCACGTTCCCGAAGCCCGCACCACGATCTGTACCGTGATGCTTAAGACCGAATACGCCATCACCGAATCGGTAGTGTGTCCGAACCCTGAGCTCTACGATACAGAAGCCGGTGAGCGGCATGCCCTGAACAAGATATTGGTTGCGATCCGTGAACGTGAGTATTATTTGCTGCGTTACTTACTCTACAAAGAAAAGCTGGCTAAAGCGGGAGACTCCTGATGGAAGAAGAAATCAAAGGCATTGCCGAGATCGAGCAAGCCCTGGAAGACCAATGCCTCGGGGAAGTACCCCAACCGAGCCTTGATGCATTGAAACTGGCTTCGGACAGTTTGAACGAGCTGACCGAAATCAAAGGTGCCATCATTAAAGAAGGCGTCTCCCAAGAAGACGTGCGTTCGGTCTTCACGGTGATCAAGCGCCTGAACGACGCCGGTATTGAATGTGGCGTCTCGGTGGGGTTGGAAGAGTACGGCCTTAACCACTTTACCACCAGTCGCACCATGGTCAACCAGCGGGTGTCATGTGAAGGCATTGGTGCTACCATCGTCAGCGTGATTCGCGCTGCGTTGGAAAAGCTGGTGGAATACGTCGTCGGTGCAGTGCGCTGGTTCAAGCTGCTGGCTGTTAAGGACAAGGCGATCGATGCTGCCTTCGATAAAGCCAAAGCAAAGACCAAGGACGTCCAAGAAGCCATTGCTCTGTTCCGTCGTTACAGCATGGCCAACAACAGCGACATCGAAACGCAAGCGCAAGCCTACGCCAAGGAACTACTGCTCAACGGCAGCCTGCCACGTAACTACGTGACTCTGGCGGCATTGTTTCACCAGATGACGATCGATGAGATCAAGACCATCCACCGCAAGGTTGAGCGGTCCTGCCTCTACCTGCGTCAGTCGGTTAAGTCGCTGAAGGTGTTCCTGTCGACCCCATCGTCGGATCTGAACATTGACGTGACCATGCTCGAAGACCTTGCGCAGGTACGTCAACAAGTCGCTGATCTGCAAGTCATTGACCCGGATGTCAACTTCCTGACGCTGTTTATCAAACCTGGAGTCTTTGCCGATTCCACGGTGCGTAAACAGGCTGAACCCCTGGCCAAGTACGAGTACATCCTCAAAGCGTACTTCTCGGTCGCCGACGAGTTGCGCTCGATCCGCAAGATCAACCTGGAAGCCTACGACGATCAAGGCGTGGCCTTTATCAACGAGGTGATCGGCGAACTCACCACAGCGTTTGAAGACCTGGGTCTGGTGGTGAATTTCTTTGCCACCGTCAAGGCCACCCAAATGGCGGTGTTCAAAGTTCAGCTCAACTACCTGAACCGCTACGCCTCGCTGTTGTACCTCAACGCACGCGACTCAGCAGTTCACGAAGCCACCAAAGCCAAAGTTCAAGGCGTCTTTGACGACCTGGAAAAGAAGCTTAAGTCCTACGGTATTTAAGACAGGGTCCGCCTTCGGGCGGACTTATGTTAGTGAGGAGTATATGTTTGAAGCATGGCTAGGTGCCCGACTTAAAAAGACACCCCCATTTGAACCGGCTATTGAAAATGCCGTTTTCAGCAGCGGCACGCCTCCAAGTGAAGTGGGGTTCCACTACAACCCAGTGGTAGTCGGCAGTCGCTTGTACCACTTCGGTTTCTACACAGGTACAGCAGGTTCAAACCGCGCGCGGTACTACGACACGACAACCAACACCTTCAAAGAACTTGCCCCATTGCCCACCACAGTCTATGGCGCTTGTGCTTTACATGCCAACGGTAAAATCTATATCCTAGGTGGCACCCGCGGCAACGGTTCAAACACCGTGATCATTTACGATATCGCCAGCAACACCTATACGCAGTCTATTCGTGTGTTGCCGGCGATGACGTTCTTTGCGGCGGCGATCAAGGACAATTTGATCTACATCGCTAACGCCGACAACACCGGAACGCTGTATATCTACAACATCCTCACCGACACCTACACCACGACGGCACTGAATGTTCCATCGCTGAATTGTGGTTCCTGTACCATTGTCGGTGATTACATCTACGTCTTTGGTGGCCGTACTGCTGGTACGCTTATCCACCAACGCACTGCTTACCGCATCCACTTGACGACACTGCTCGTGCAGCAGCTCGAACCATTACCACACCCGTTGATGGTGGTGTGGAACCGCTTTGTGCACAAGAAGTACATCGTCTTCGTCGGTGGGTTCGACGCCTCGTCCGTATCAAGCTTCACCCATGGCTTCTTTTACTACGATACGGAAACCGACATGTATAAGGTACTCACTACCCCACAGAATATCCGCGGGTACGCATGGAGTGGATTGATCGATAACACCTTTTACATGATCGGCGGTATTACCAACAACACAGGGAAAAGTGACACCCTGAAGCTGACGTTGGCGATCTAAGCGACATAGAGCCCGCCCTTTTGAGGCGGGCCTTATGCCGTTACTTGTGACGCAGGAAGTTGATCGTCAGATCGTCTTCGATCATCAGTTCTTCGTTGGTGAGGACGGTGGGCTTCTTACGCAGCGACATGCGTTTGGAATCGTCACTCAGGGTGAGGATGCCAAAGTCAGACACACCGCCCAACCCGGACACTTCCACACCCTCGACATCATCACCGGCGGCAAGTTTCAACGCCGCGATGATGTCCGAACGCACCACACGACCCTGACCCAAGTACTGGGTGATGATACGTTTGGTGGTGTCGATCAGGGTTGGACGCAAGCTGGTGTTGCTGTAGCTTGCAGCGTCCATGTAGTACGTGACATTCAGCGACTGATCCAAAGAGATCTCAGACAGCAAGCCGTCTTTAACCGTGGCGGTGGTCGTACCGAATGTGCTGATCGGGTAGAAGTACATCTCAGCCCCGTCAAGCAGTTGTTTGCGAATGACGGCGATGTCATTATTGACCCAGTTCACCACCTGCATTGGAATCTCGTCGCGGTAAGCTACCGATGAGGCTTCTGTTGCAAAGTGGTACATGCCATCCACCAGGAACATGGTGAATTCACGCAGGATCTTGCGCGGTGCCAAGAGGATCGGTTGCTGCTGCGCATCGAGCATGGTATCGCCCTTGCGGTATTGCATCACCGGGTTACCCTTGTCATCCAAGACAGGATCGCCTTGTTGGTGGAGTACGGTGTACTTGAGCTGACCGTTGACCAGCGCGATTTTAAGCGCACCGTCGGCGTCGCGTTCAAACACAGTCTCGGTGTATTTAGCCGGTACGTCTTCAGCGTACGTACGGTAGGACTCGGCCGACAACACCGGACGGTTACGCCGCCACAAGTCGGTCAGCTCATAACCAAACCGTACCGTCAGACGATCGCGCTGCACCACCATGAACGTGTGAGATACCAAGTGATCTTGCACCAAGGCATCCACGTCATCGTTGGCCACGTAGCCTGGGGTTTCTACACCATCGACGATGATCGAGAAGTCTAGGTCGTGTTCCATGTTCAGTGCGTAGTGTGTCTGTCGCAGGTCAAACATGGAGAGGTTGGTGGTGTACAAGCCGTTGTTGACACCCACATCGAAACGGGTTTTGATGTCAAACCGAAAGACGCGTTCATCGTTATCCAGTCCAAGGAACTCGCCGTTAAGGCTGGCGTACTGCTGTTCACCGATGGGTCGATAACCAAGCTGAACCTTGATCAGTTCATCTTCAAGCTTCTTGAACTGACTGTCGGTTTTAAGGCGTACCTCGATACGGAAACCGTCGGTGATCCGTTCGATGGTGTACGTATCCAACGTTGCTTGCAACTGGCTGCGGTCGTTCGCACCGGCGTACTGTTTGCGGATGATCTTCGGTGCCCCGAAGTAATACGGCCGTACGTCGAAGTTTTCACTGGAGGCATCAAGCACATAGTGGAACGGGGTGTAGAGGTAGCGCCCGTCACTTAGCATACGACCTTGTGCTTCAGCATTGGCGTTATGTAACGCCGCGATACGGGCATCGTCAACCGGCGTCACCACACCGTTGTTGTAATCGAACAACATTGTCGGTAACAGCGTGATGCGATCACCGTTGTCTTTAACGTGCGCACTCAAGGCAAGCTGTTCCATGGTCGCTTGAGTTTGGGTCATGATGGTCACAACCGTATAGGCTACAGAGCCGAGGCTACCGAGTTGTTCGTCGGGGGTGGCAAGCGCCGCGTGGCCAAGAACTGACGATGGGTGATGTTGTTCACGCTGGACACTAACCCGTAGCCCTTGCGCTCCAGGTAGTAGTTAAGCTGAACATCGGTAATGGGGAATGGTGCACCGTCCATAACCCCGTCAATGACTGCATCACGCAACGCTTCAAAAGACACCGCATTACCTCCGCCCTGGACACGCCCTGGGGAGAAGCATTGGCATTCACTGAGTTTGGTGATAGGGTCAGTGTATGTCTTGTCGTCATCGATGGTGATGAAGTCGACCTTGTAAGCCTCAGCGCTGTAACTACCCAAGTCAACGTCTACGGCCCCTTTGGTGGTGTAGATGTCAACCCGCAGTTCGCCTGCCGCGGTGCCGTTGGTCGTGTACACTAAGGGGAAATCAGCAAACACCTTACCGTTCAGCACTTTCAGGCACAGAGTCAAGCGGGTAGGGTCAAAGGACTGTTCGCTGTGGGTGGTGTGGATCTCTTTCCACGTGCCCTTACCTGTACTGATGTAGGCCCGAGCATGCAGGAACTGATCGGTGAAGCTGTAGGTGCCTTCAAAAGGTGTCGAGGGGTTAAGCTCCTCGACGTAGGTCTTGCATTGGAACTGGTATACAGGCACCTTAAGCAGCAGGTACCACTGACGGTTGATCGACAGTTCAACGGCGTCAACCAGGTTGGAATTCATGGTTTGCAGGGGTGAGGTCACATCAAGGTCGTACACCACCTGTAGCCCACCATGACGCATTTGGCGGATCACGATAGGGTACTGCATGGTGAAGCTCATACCCGCCACTTGAATCGTGGTACTGCGCGGGATGATGAGTTGCTTTACCCCATCATCACCCACTGGCACCATCTTCGAGATGATCTCGGCCTTGTTGATGTAGAACTCAAACTGACCCACAGCCGGGCTGGCAAAGCGCTGAAGGTAGTCATCATCTGACATGTGCAGATAGATCTCTTCGGCGGTGATGGCGTTGTTGCGGTACAGCCTGCGTACCAGTGATTCCCCTTCGGTGATGGCCAGCGAGGCCATCAGTGTGCCATGCTCCAACGCAAACACAAACGGGTGACTGCCATCCGGCACGTCGTAGGAACCGTTACCGTTAACTTGGTTCTCCAGCTCGTTCAGCGCCAGTTGAATGACAAGGTTTGGGTTGGTCCTCATCAATTCCAGCTTAGCTTTATAGTCGCTCATTGTTCACCTTTATTACCGTGCTGTCTGACCGGCGCCAGGCACCGTCGTGGATTGGTTGCCTGCGGTTGTTGGCACCTCAACGCGAAGTACCCCGACCTTCTGAGATTCGTAGAGTGATTTAAAGACCCACCACTCAAGTTCCATCGTAGCCGGTTCAATGCGGGGGTAAGCCCCTTTGTGGTTGAAGTACTCACGTTCCCAGGGTTTAAGCTTCACCATGTTTTGTTCGCGAGTACCATCGGCCATTGATGGGTTGAACTCTTCTTGGAGCTCATTGAATTCATAAATCAGAATATGGTCGTAGTAAGTAAAACCTACCGCTTTGAATACGAAGGTGATGTTATCGCCCACACCCGGGAACGGGCTGTTGTTACCAGAGCTATCAAAGTCAGCATGCTGGGCTAACGCGGCGGTAATCGGGAAGGCGGCGCCACAGGCAAACAGCCGTGTGACGTAGGTGCGGGTGACGTCGGTGACCAACCGGTAGATCCGGGTGTTGTAGTCAAGCACGTTGTACATGACGTTGTCAGGATAGGGCATAATGCGCCCTTCACGGCCAAGCCCCTGGTAGCGCTCCCACATTAACATCATGAATGTTATAGGGTCGCCGATGAGGTTCTTAAACGTGCACTGTAGGTCAAAGCTGCCGTACATATACGGCACGTCATCGACGTAGCTGTAGACTTCGCGGTACAACCCAGGGTCTGAGGTAAAGGTCCCTAGGGTGAAATCTTCCCAGCCCGAAATCGAAACCAAGTTATTACCCAATAGGGGGATAAAGGGGTTTAAGGGGTCTACGTTCTCACACGTAAGGCCAGCGCGATGCGCTTCAGGATCGAGGTAGGAACGCAGTGCACGCTGAATCCCGGTGGGTGCTTCCATAAGCAGGTTGGACATCAGCCGGTCGACTTGTAAGTTATCGTATGACAAATTCAAATCGGGTCTCGTGAAGAACGTAAAGCCGTGGTTCTCCGTGTTCAATTGAGTCGGGGAGAAACGGCCGACCATGTTGTTCCCGAACAGGGTATCGGACAGAACCCGATCCGCAGGAGAAAAACCACTATTCTGTGTGATCTGATTTAAATAGTTCTCATATGCCATGCCGAACACCACTTGTGTAAAAGGATTAATGCCATGCCGCTACCCGCCGCAGCCATTCCGCTTGCAATGTCGGTCGCCAAAACGACTGCCGCCACCATTGCCGCCAACGCCGCCACCACTGCCATCGGCTCGATGGTCGCCGCTGTTAAGAACGGCACTGATATCAGTTCGTTAGCGGACCTGGCTCGCCCTGCGCGAGTTGAGCCGCTGGTGCTGGTTGAACAAACACTTCAAAACCAACCGTACATGGAAAACGTGATGAAGTTCACGTTGACCAACTTTGCCGCCTACTACCTGCAAGCGTTCAACATGCTGATGAACGTGGGTCGCATCGAAACCCTCAAGGTCTTCGACAGCCTGAACCCTAACCGCACGGTCGGGGCGAACATGAGCAGTGCCCTGCTTCAAGGCACCATCCTGTCCAAAGAAGACTACGACAGCGGCCTGCCGTCGCTGGAAGACTACGATCAGCCCTCGCTGCCAGGCCTGCTGGGCACCGTGACCTGCGAAGACTTCGAAGGCGTCATGGGTAATGCCAAGGTCGACAAGCTGTATGAGGTTGAAAGCCTGTCGGTGGGTAAGTTGATCAACGTCGAACTCAAAGACGGTGACAACATCGCCAAGATCCCTGTGCTGATTCGTTTGCAGTCGACGACTGTACAAACCAACATCATGACACATATCTTTACCGCCGGGGGCCGTGACAGCTATGGCGAGCGCTTCCAATTGGCCCGTGCTGGGTTGATTCGCCCGATCCGTGACCTGATCTTTGGCATCGACCTGCTCGATGAACACCGCCGTACACTGATGAACGACACCAGTGGGGCGTACAAGGCCGTCACCGACCGTCGTCGCAACAACGTCAGAAAGGCCGCCATGTCCGGTGTGGTTTCCGCTGCTGATGCCTCGAACGTGGCCGTGGTTACCAAACGCACTGCCAAAGAGATGGGCAAGCGTTTGTTCGGCAAGCTTGACACGCAAGCGGTCCGTGACCGCATCTTCAACAACAGCTATCTGCTGCTGCTGATCGTGGTCGACGAAGACTACGAAAACATCACTGTTTACCACCGCGGCCTGGACATTCCCGGTCAGCACTCCTTCAAGGAAATCGCGAGCGCCGAGAAGGGTCGTGGCCAGGACATCACCGACGTGTATCGGATGATCTTGGGCGCCATGGGCTCGAACGTTTGACAAAGGGCTTAAGTAAATGAAACCGATCCTTGATTACCTGCGTGGCTTGTTGCCACTTTACGAGCGCCGTGAGCTGTTGAACGTGATCAACAGCCTGCGTGATGAGCACACCGAATGCTTGATGCCGGCTGTGCAACAAGTCCGCGACCTGCTGGGTGACCACACCTTCACGTCCAAGCTGTACGGTGAGTATGAAGTTCAACTGCGCCGTCAGATCAACTACAACCAACCAGCGATCACCATGCTGGTAAAGTCGATTGAAAACCTCCAGGCACTGTTCCCGTTCTTGGAAAAAGAAGTGCGTGATCACTTCGGTCCCCAGATCGCTTCGGGCAGCATGACCTACGACGCTGTTAACGTCATGCGCTACCTGGACTCGGTTGGTTTCTACGTGCGTTATGCCCGTAAGTTCCTGCTCAAGATCGTGGCCGATGAAGCGACAGCCCTGGGCGGTACCCCGCAAGACCTGGTTAAAGGCGAGCGTGAGTATCTGGAACAAAACCTGGCCAACTTCGCTGGCCTATTGCCGTCGATGATCAAGTCTGAAGGCGAGCTGCGTCAAACCTTCCGCAAGGTCTCCACGGCTGTGGTGGACAGCGCCACCGCTGACCTTGCCTTTACCTCGCTGGGTAAAGACAAGATCGATCCCCTGCGTATCGCCAACTTCTCCCCACAGGAAAACTGGCTGATGTCGGTCGGTCGCATGTGGGTCGAATGGCAGGTGGCCCGCCACAAGTCGGCGCAAGAAGACCTCGCTGCACTCAAGATGCGCTTGGTCGAGCTTGAAGAACTCAAGCGCAACGGCAAAGCCAGCCCCGCAGTGCAGAAGGCCATCGGTCGTCTGGAAGACCGCATCAGCAAGCTCGATGCCCGTCTCAAGAAAGTCGAGGAAGATGCTCGTGAAGAGCAGGGGATGGTTGCATGACCATGCCCAATGCGGTTAAAGAGCTGCGCAGTAACTCAGGCTACCACGGCGGCCAAGCTGACTCCTTACCGGCGGTGGCTTTTCGCGATGGGCAACCGGAGGTGGTGGCGTTGTACCGTGAGTTCACAGGCCCTGGCGCTGTGACTTCCAATTGGGCATTTCGTCGTCGCGTCTTGCAACTGGCCATGAAGCTCTTCACAGGGCGCACGAACTGGTTCATTGGCGTGGACGACGATCCGACCATCCAGCACTACAACTACGAGTTCATCCTCGACACGGTGCGCTTTATCGCCACCGGCCACCGCCGGATCTCGGTGCACAGCTGGCCTGACCTGATTGGGCATAACCAACCGGGTCTGGTGAGCAAGGAACACAGCTCGGTGCGGGCGCTGTTTAAAGAGCTGGCCATCTCTGCGGACATGGTCACCTTGATCCAGCGCTGGTGTCAACAACGCAACGGTGTAGATGACCTCATGTACACCCTGAATATCTTGTTCGGCGATCGCGTCGTTCAAGTGAATCAGTAAAACGAGGGAGGGCAACCTCCCTCTTTTTGACAGCTTTAGGAGTAGACCATGCGTCATTTGAAGCAGTACATCGAACGCGTCAGTAGCGAAAGCGCCGAAACCACCGACGTCGACCTCACCCCAAAAGATCCGGTGATCGCCCAAGTGACTGACTCCGAGCCGGAGCAGATCGAAGAGATCGATCCGAACGCGGTCGTTGAACCTGATCCAGAGCAGGTTGCTCAGCAGATCAAGGAATACACCGACATCAAGACCTCGCTGGAAGAATACAGCGGCCTGGTGAAAGCGGCCAAAGGCCGTGGTGGTCTGCGTGCTGAGGAAGGGGCTCTGTTGTCTGTGGGTGTGCGCCACATGCGCACGCGCCTGGGCATGGATCAGAAGACGGTCTCGCAAGAAGACTTCGGCGGCACCATGTCGCGCAACGCTGCAACTGACCTGGTCAACGAAGACATTGATGAAGCCATCGGTGTGGCCGATCAGCGCCTGGAAGAACTGACCCCAGGCGAAGGAATCGAAAATGTCTAAAGTAGGTCGTTACCTCGCGCGGGTTTCACAGGAAGAGGCATCGAAAGCAGAAGTGGCTATCACCGAAAAGGATGCCACGGTCCAAGCTTTCGACGTCTCAGAACCTGAGGCCCTTGATGTCACCGATCTGGTCGAGGTCTGTGACAAAGGTCAGGGCGAAACAGACCGCCGGACCATCGATGAAATCAAACACATCCAAGTGGCGCTTGAAGAACTCGGCCGCGTTATGGATAGCGCCCAAGAACGTGGCGGTCTGCACCCCAATGAAGCAGCGATGCTGAATGTGGGTCTGGAGCACTTCGGTAAACGCTTAGGCGTGACGTTCGACAACCCACTACCCTCGATGGAAGACTTCGGTAAGGGCATGACTCGTCGAGGCGCCCTCACGGTGTCGCAGGAAGTCATGATCGTTATCGACAAGGCCCTGATCGACAAGGTCATCGAAATCGTCAAGCGAATGATCGCCAAAGCCAAGGAGTTCTTGGGTAACATTGACATCCAGTCGGCCAAGATCACCAAAGCTATCCTCGACACTAAGGCGAAGATGGGTCGCTTTATTCGCGGTACGGTATTGGTGAAGACCCGCCTCAGTCCACAGCTGGGCTCCGATGACTTCAGTCATCAAGGTCTGGAAGCGCTGCTGGCTGCCGGTCAATGCACGGCTGCCGCATTGGCGTCGTTCATGGACTCCTGCTCTGCTTCGAAGTTCGCGTTCCAAGCGTTGGCGAATTCCGAAGGTGACGATGCGGCTCTGTCCGAGTTCAACAACAAGATGTCCGAAATCTGGGCCGGCGAGCGTAACCCACTGTACGTGGCTACCCGCGGCAAAGACACCGTCCAGTACGGTTCGGGCTGCGTCCTGCATCTGTACAAGCCTGACGGCGCAGGTCATGTGGTCGGTACCTACGAATTCGAATTTGCCCGTGAGCAAAACGCCACCGGTGAAGTAGAAGTCGAGATGACCAAGACCTCGTTCTCGACCCTGGTTAATCGCACCGAAAGCATGAACCGTCTGGTGGGTCAACACTCCAAGAACTATTTGGTGTGCACCAAGAAGGTCGAAGAGCTCGCCGCGATTATCCAGCGTACTCGCAGTAACCACGCCGGCCGTGTGCTGACCAGTGCACTGACCAACATCACCATGGTCCAGCAAGTAAGTCTGGAGCGTGCTGTGCGTTCCTTCGCCAATATCCGCAACTCCGTGGGTGTGTTCCTGCTCTTGGCCGGTGCCGAGTTCCAGGATGGCGGTAAGAGCACAGCGGCTGCCAATAACACCAACTAACGACATACGGGAGCCTTCGGGCTCCTTTATGTTTGTCTTTTACACGAGGTGACAAATGTCCGAGATTTTGGGTGAAGCCAAAGACGAGCAGTACGTCATGGATGGGGAAAGCGACATTGAGAAGTTACACAATCGCTTAAACCCACCTGGCACACTCGCACTGGCGTACAACTATTTTGGTGGGATGTCCACTGGGTATTATTCCGGTGAAGACTTCCACACGCTGAACGATGAAGAGATTGGTAACAACGCTAGCTACATCGCACAGTTGCTGTCGACAGACAACGACACCGCACTGAGCGTGCTGCGGTTGGTGGATTCGACTGAAGCCTTTGAAGACCATCCCAAACCCATTGACCTTGATCTGTTTACAGTATCGCAAGAGGACATGGCCACCAACAGCTTGAAAGCACTGAAGACCATCTTCGGGTGGACCAAGTCGGTGGCTAAACAGATCTTCAATGAAATGACCAACATGGAACTGGTGGCGCGGTATTTGGCGTTCCATGCGCAAAATATCGAAACGATGTCGCGTGATCGGCGCACCTCGTCCCAGTTCAACAACAAACCGCTCGTGGTAAGCACCCGGGTGGCCAACCTGTGCCTGCGCTATGAACCGGTTAAAGACGCCGGGGCATTGCTCACCGCACTGCGTATTCTGAACAACACCGCACGCGACTATTACGACTACAACAACGACGACCTGCTTAAGGTCGCCGATCGGCTCCCCAGCTTGCTGCACGATGCAGATGTGCTTCAGGGTGCATTGACCGGGGTTAGTCCAGCCAAGTTGTTCCGTAGTGCCAGCTTCTACCCCGCCAGTGAACCAGAGACCCACGTCACGGCACACTTACTCGGCAACCACCGACTCTCGGTGCGCACGCAGTATGGCACGGGGTTGTTGGATCAACGCTTTACCGTACGTCTGGTGCCTTCGGACATCGCTCCACGGCCTGTACCTAACGCCATCGAATTCAAACGGTTCAGCATGCAAACGATGGACCAGATCCTGCGTCAGGTCCAGGACATCGCCAAACGCTTGCTGGACATCAATACTCCCCTGACGCGCCAACGGCGCATGGCGCGTATTGAACGCATCTCGTTACTGTCGTCCAAGATCGCCCGCGAGATCCAAACCAACGGGTTCGAAGCCGACCGTCACCGCAAAGTGATCGCGTTGGTGAATCAGTACAACGACTGGATTGTCAGTCCGTACCGTGAACTATATGGGTTAATCTGCCGCGACCTGCGGGCAGTGCTCAATGTCTGCGAGCTTAATGCGCAGTGAATCATATAGGCACGTGCCTGATGCACGGTCACACCACCTGGCTGAGCTGATCCCCCAGCCGGCAACTTTCTGTACAGAAAAAGGTTGATAACGATGAACAAGCTGCAACAGTACCTGAACAAGGCCAACGTCTCGCAAGAAGACTTTGACGAAAACGGCGAAGCGCTGGACCCGACCGTGGTCGAGCAGAACGAGATCCTGGGCGAAGCTGAAGTCGAAGTTCCTGAAGTCGACGCTGAAGTCACTCCGGAAATCGTCGAAGAAGTCACCGAAACCGCCGACGAAGCCGTCGCTGAAGCAGAAGACCTGCCAGAAGCGGTCGAAGAAGTTTCCGAACTGGAAGCCGACGTTGGCGACGAACTGGCCTCGATCGAAGAATTCCAGGGCATCCTTGCTCACGGCCGTCGCACCAAGACCTACTCGCCGCAGTTCGCTGCCGCGGTACAAGGTAAGCTCAACCGCCTGAACGACCTGTTCGAAGTCGAAGACAAGAAGCGCGTCTCGATCGAGAACTTCGGTGGTGATGACCTGGGTGAATTCTATCGCGTTTCGCAAGAAGCGTTCGAAGGCTTTGCCAAGCGCCTGAGCGACACCCTGCACAACGCTGCTGCTGCTCTCGCCAGCAAGCTGAAGGCCAAGTGGGGCGTTGGTGTTTACGAGAAGGTCAACACCAAGCTGCAAGCACGCGCTGATGCCATCCTGTCCGGCACTGGCAAAGCCGAGCCTGCTGTGATCAAGGGCAAGACCGCGGCCGTTCACTTCCACATCGGCGGTGAGTTCAACGGCGACATCCTGGGTAACCTGACCAAGGACATGCGCTTCGCCTCCGGTCCTGGCCAGCAACTGATCAAGGGTACTGCTGCTTACATGCAGAACGTGATCAAGATCCTGGACAAGGGCGTCGTCGAAGGCGGCAAGGGCAAGACCGGTGAGATCCTGGCCGAGGTTCTGAATCTGAAGCGTCCTGTCGACCTGCTGCCTGAAGAAGCCTTCAAGGGTGCCATGTCCGGCGGCCTGAAGTTCGAGAAGGTTGCCGAGAAAGGCAAGGAAGGCGACACCCGCGGCGCCTACAAGGACATCGCGCGTTCGGCAATCCCGGTCATCGACGGCGATCGCTTCAAAGGCGAAGCTGCCGACGTCACCATCGACAAGGCCACTGCCGACAAGATCGCCAAGACCTGCAAAGCGTTCTCGGCGCTGACTCTGAAGCTGGCTCAGGGCTCCGCTCTGAACTCGATCGAAGAGACCTACACCCAGATCGGTAACGTGAGCAAGCGCGTAAAAACCGCCGCCAACACCACCAGCTGGGCAGAGAACAAAGACCTGAACATCGTTGCTGCTGGCCTGGCCGGCATGACCGAGCGTCAGTTCAACCTGCTCTGGACCCTGATCCACACCTGCTTCGACACCATTGAGTTCGCACTGTACTTCGCCGAGAAGGCAGTCGAAGGCTCGTCGGCCAAGAAGGAAGAGCCTGCCGCTGCTGAATAAGCCGCGCCTGGCGTTGTAAACATAAAGGGGCCTTCGGGCTCCTTTATGCCGCCTAAGCCCTGATCTTATAGTCAGACTTAAAACGAGGATGTGTCATGCCTAAGGCCCTTATCCCTATCGCAGCGTCCGGTGTGTCGGTCAGCCGACGTGTGGCGGTAAACGCGATTCAGCACCTTACCGAACTGATGGGCCTGCCCCAAGAGACTCAGGTGTTTTTGCCCGGTAACACCCAGGCTATTCCGCTTAATGGTGGTGAGTTTGGTAACTGCTGTGAGCGCAGCCTTACGTTCCCAGGCATGTCGCGTATGGTGGCGACCGTGGTCGAAGAAGCTCTGGAGGAATACACCCTCCCCACCTCGGTGATCGATAAACAGAACCGACCTATTTTCCAAGACAAGATCCACAACGTAACCGTTACTCCGGTGTACCGGTTTGTCAAGATGACGTGCAACATTGAGTTTGTAGCCGCCAGTGCCACACAAGCGCAGCGTTGGCTTGATGATCAACGGGCCATGTTTTCCATGGGTCGCACGGAGAACCTGTTGGACCTTGAGTACTACTATCAACCGCCTGATGGGTTTACGTTCGTTCTTAAGGCCCTGCATGATGCCCTGATGAAATCCCCGTGGCCTGTGACCGAGACCTTTGAAGATTGGGTCGTCAACCGCATGACCGGGGGTGCGTACCTTAAAGACCTCACTACACTCGGTGGGCGGCATAACACGCTCGGCATCGCCGAGCACCAGTACGATGTGTTGGGTTGGTTCGATTGGACCACCACACCCGATACGCCGGAACGCAACAGCGATGGGTCGGGTACCTTTACCGTCAACTTGAACTATCAGCTGCACTACCAGCGCCCAACGCACGTCCACATGGACTACCCGTTGGTCATGAATCAGTACCCGATTTCCAAGAAGTACCGGCATACAGAGCCGTACTGGTTCTACCACGAGCGGCTGCGTAAAGTTTCGATTACCAAGGAAGCATTCGATGAGTTTCGTTTCATCCAGGACAGTGCTGGACAAGTGCCTTACGTGCACTACCCCAACACCGATGATTGGTACCCGGCGCCGAACCAACGCTTGGGGGCAATGATCCCGCTGTTCACAGGGTTGGTTATGTTGACCAAAGATGACCAGCAGTCGCTGATGGATTTATCGCAGTTGGGCGAGTGCCGGTTCTCACCGCATTTTCTGGAGTACTTCTACGCCATGGGCAGCAAAGCCTTAGACCCCAATTACGGACTCTTTGAGTTCAGGCTTTGGCGCAATGATGAATGGCTGGCCGGGGCGAAGCTTTCGTTCAAACGCGGTACGTTACAGATCCAGACAGATAAGCCGCTGGACCCCCAGTACATGTACCACATTCAAATCGGAATTAAGCGCAATTGGGCGTTGATCAACCCCACTACCGTGCAGTGCCTGCGTAATTGGCCTACAGTGGCCTTTACCGCGCTTAAGGCGGTCGGAATACGCCTAGGGGGTGCTACCCTACTGTCAGAGCTAAAGCTGCTCGCTAACGGCGTGCCGCGGCTCAATACCGCACCGTGTCGTGGTGAGGGTTACCTGTTGCCTGAGACCCAACCTGAAGGGGTAACCTGGGGTGTACGCCCCGATGACGTGTTCATCAAGAATGGGGTGGTGCGTCAATCGGACCTGGATCAGGCGGTGCGTGATTCGGACACGATCGCTGAGAACTACATCAACTATGACAACATCGGTCCGTTGACGGTGATGTTCTTCTCCATTTTAACCTTCCGTAAATAAAGGTGTTCTATGTCTGGTCTTTTTCGTGAACTGGAAGAGGATGAGCTGCCGCCAGCTCCCTCGCCGGTTAAAGTACGTATCGAGCCGAAGAACTATTCAGGGATTACGGTTGATACCGAATACGTTCCCTCGTCTGCGATCCTGGTTTGGGGTGAAGGCTCCACGTGGAATGTTGACTACTATTCACAGATCCTCGGCGCGTCGGTTGAGCCCCGCGTACTGGACCTGCACCTCTCCCCGATCGAGCAGCAGTACCGCTTACTGCGCAAAATCCCACTGAAGGTCACCAGCGCTACGACTTGGTCCGTACAAGACCCACAGTCGAACGTCCGCGTGGGTACCGGCAGTGGTTACACCTACCCGTTCCTTACCGCCAACGTCGGCGACATGTTCGTTGCCAACATCGGTGATGGTCAGGTGGGGCTTTTCACCATCACAAGCTCCACCCCCGCCACCATCTTGCGTGACTCGGTTTACCGGGTGGATTGGATCTGCGTGGGGATGGCTGATGCGCAGCACATGGAGAACCTGGCCTCTAAAGTCGAGCAGACGCTGTACTTCTCGATGACCAGCCTTCAACGCGGGTGTGGTCCTTTTGTCACCACCGAACAAGCCGCCAAGGTGGAGTCTTACGAGGCCATCTTGCGCGAACTGATTCGTCGTTACATGACCGACTTCTTGTCGCCTGAACATTTCACGCTGTTGTGCCCAGACCAACGTGGTAAGACGTATGACCACTTCGTTGTACGGGCCTGGCTTAAGATGATCTCCCCCCAGGACGACGCCCGGGTACGTAAAGTGCGCGAGCAGAACGTCATGGGTGATCTGGTCATGAAAGAGGCTACGTTCTGGGATGCCCTACTGCGGGCGGAACCTGTGCAGTTGTACGGTGGTACCCAACGTGCCAATCTTGTAAGTGCACGCCAGTTCCGTGGTTCACCACTGCTACAAGCCATTGGCTTTACAGGCATCCCACTGATTGTTTACCCCATCGATCAGTCCACCGATGTAGATTCACAATACCGCCACTGCGATAATGCACGTCCCGTGGGTGAACCGTTCCGAGAAGGGCGCGCCCGCCGGCCACCGCCAGGTGAATACAAAACCCAAGCCGAACGCAACCTGCCATTCTTCCAGGCCATCCCGGATGATGTGGAGGACGTACAACCATGGCAACGCCCCGCTGATATCCACCCTGTGGTGGTCGATGACTACTACGTGCTGTCGGAAGCGTTCTACACCAACGGACCAGGTCAATCAAAGCTTGAGTTGTTGACCCACCAGTTCTTGAACCGTGAAACATTGAGTCCTGAACAACTCGATGCCGTACTCGCACGCATCTATGATTGGGACAACCTCGAGCGGTTCTATTACTACCCGCTGGTTATCGCCCTTTTGAAAACCCTGCTGAGGTAATCCATGTACGCCCCTGATGCATCTGCTGCCAATCATATTTTCAACGAACGTTATCAATGTAAGATCCCGCGCAGTTTCATGTACGGGCCCAATTACATTGCCAAGCATGGCTACGGGGCGTCGGGCGACCCAACGGTTGACCGAATGGCGGCAAACAACCTCACCGTCATGAACCAGACCATCGCCGGTCTGGCGGTGCTCTATAGCCAGGGTGCGGAGCCTTTGCTGCTCAATGAAGACGATTGCGTATCCATCTACCGCACCATTGTTAAACACCTGGTCGAGTGGCGAGACTTCTCGGCCCAAGGACTTAACCCCGACTACTGCCCTCCAATGCTTGACTTCAGAGCCCTGGAAGCACTGGCCATCCGGTTTCACTACGAGGTGCAAGAACGTGCACCCATGGCCCAGTCACGTTCACAGTTGCGTGATTCAGTAATGAACCTGCGCCGCGGGGGTGGTCGAGCCGTGTACCGAGCGGCTAACCCCCTTTCCGAATCTGCCCCCGACATCCTGCCGTTTGTCTCGATTGCCGATGACATTGAACGTAACCTTTATGGAGACTGACCGTGTCGACTGACAATACGTTAATCAACCGGGAGATGGAAGCCGTTCGGGCTTCCGGCACCGGGGCGCATTACCTGATCAAAGCACAATTGCTGGTGAACAAGAAGTGGGTGGCCCCACTTAAGCTGGACCTGTACAACGTTGAGCGTGACTACGAACGTGGTTACGCTGACATCCGTACGTTATCCTTCATGATGTTGCTTGGCACTTACACGTTTGATGTGATCCCCTACCGTAACGACGTCCAGGTCGATGTGACGTACGTACCGGTGGGTGAGAACGGTAGCGGCCAGCGTTCTAATGCCAGGGCGATTACGCGGCGCTTTAAGGCGTTGGTGATGGACCCCTCGGATGCGGCGATGTCAACCAACGTCAGCACGCAAGCCACCCGCGATCAGTTGGACAACCAACCACCGAAACAGGTGGAACTGCAACTGGTAGAGGAATGCGTCTACGACCTTGCCATGCGATCCATCGGGGCTACCTACCGCGACATGACCGCGCATGAGGTGTTGATGCGCGTGTTGAACGACACCTTGTCGTACATGGACGCCAAAGACGAGAAGCGCATTTTAAGCGTAAATACCATCGGCACCCCCAACACTGAAAAGCGTAAGCAGATTCCGATCCGACACGGCAAAAAAGTGGGCGAGGTCGCCACACTGCTTCAGGAAAAAGAAGGGGGTGTGTTCTCGGCAGGTCTTGGGTGTTACCTGCAAAACCAACATTGGTATGTCTACCCCCTGTACGACACCAGTCACGCCTCCAAACAAAACCGCTCAGTGACCATCTACTGTGTACCGGGTGACCGGTTTGACGGCAGTGAACGCACGTACCGTGAGACGGAGAACCGTTTGGTGATCTTGGCTTCTGGTGATGCGGCGTCGCTGACTACCACCGCCAACAACAACGTACAGTCGGGTAACGGGGTACGCTTCCTGGATGCTCGTTCCCTGTTAAACGGCTTTGCTGTGAATAACGGTAACCGGCTATTGGTGGATAAAGCCAGCCACCTCTTTGAGATGGCGGCTAAACAAATCACTGACGGTGTTAACAATATACAGTGGTCCGGCAAAGGGATTAGCTCCAACCCGTTTGTGCACTATAGCGCCTTGGCTCGTATGAACGGTCAGATTGTGACCGTACAATGGCGTCATGGCGACGCAGAGCTGCTTAACCCTGGAGACCTTGTTGATTTCTACGCCATTGCTGAGGGTAAGATCAACCGGTACAAGGGTGTGCTCTTAGGCACTCAAGAATCGCGTCAAGCGGCAGAACCGGGGCTTGTGGTCACCCGCCACCACGGCGTTGTGAGCCTTAAACTCTTTGTCGAAAACCAAGCACCACTTACCACCACAGGGGCTTAACCGCCCCTGCGGTCTTTATGGTCCGCCTATGACTACCCCACGTAACCTGTTCATTAAAATACCCCCCGATTGGTCGTTTGCGTTTATCGGGGGTGTGCGTGAGTTTGTTCCGATCGACACCTTGGTGATTTCGAAGCTCTACGCAACAGCGTGCCACTATGTGGTGCTTCGGCATAACTTCATCTGCGGTCACATTGACAACAATCGGTATAACACACTGATCAACCAATTAATCGAACCCTATACCACGTACGGTATGGCGGTCAGCAGTATTAAGTATTACGTGGAAACCCTCTACCGTCAGTGCCGACCCATCCTAGACGTTCACCCAGGGATGCTACGTAATGCACTGTTCTGGAATGATGACGGTGGTGATGTGGTCGGGGTGGTGTTTGAATACATACAGCCTTACCCCGTTACCACTTTGCGTTTTGCTTGAATGCAATCGGTTTAAGAACTATATCACTCCAGCGATGAAACTAGGAGTAGCTAACATGGGTAAGTTAGGAGGTCTCTCAATGGTCGTCTTAGTGATATTGGGCTTTCTGCTGCTTGGCGGTTACTACGTCATCAGTCGGGTAAAGGCGGTGTTTAACCGCAGTAAACACCGGGTGGTGATGTCAACCCGCCTGGAAGAGCTGTACGCACAGCTTGAGCGTGAAGGGTTCTTTCACGCCTCTACCATACCGCAATTGATCACCAACCGGTACATCTCAGAAGCACTGTCGGAATGCTCACGGCATGAAGGGTTCTTCTGGGGGATTGCCAAACGCGACATCTTCATCAAAGAAAACAGACCGGACCAAGCCTACGACTCGTTGCTGGTGTATGGCAACAATGCGATAGGCTTTAACTGGCGCGGGCAGCTGTAAGGCTGCCTTTATGCCGTCCGGATTTGATTGAAAAAAGCTTGAGAACTATATCGTGCAGTTGAATTAGGAGCACTAAGTTCCTAATCACCACCCCTTTAAGGAGTAACACCATGTCGACCATCAAAAACGCTTTCGCCAAAGTTCGTCCATTCGCCAAGACCGCCGGTATCGTTGTCGGGGGTGCTGTGGTGGCCGGGGGTGCCTACCTCGCCTACCAAGCCCTACGCGCCACACCGGCGACCGCTGTTGCTGAAGCGGTGGGTGATGCCGCAGCTGAGGCTGCCACTGCGGTGGGTGATGCTGTAGCAGCCGCACTGCGCGGCTGATACCAACAGGCGCAGGGGCTTCGGCCCCTGCTCTACTTTTCCTTTTGTTAATGCAGGGCGCAACAATGTCTGCACAAGACGATGTTAAGCAACAACTGGCTAAGCTTGCAGCAACCTTCGGTACCGTACAGCGTAACCGTGAAACACTCAAACCTGGTACGGTGCTTGAGGTTACCCGAGACCTTCGAAATCCACATGCCATGACGGTGGGCAATGCACCTGCCGAAAGTGATTTTACGTTTTCGTTGGTAGTGGTCGCTGAGATCCAACCGGAGTTTGTAACCAGCTACTACACGCAGCGCGGCGGTACTAAGCTGCGCGTCATGCGCTTTGAAGAACGGGTACAAGTACTCGACACGCATGGCTTTCCACACCTGCTTTCCGAGTATACAACTTGGAAGGTGTTTGGTCCAGATGCAGACGCTTAAGCACTGCGACCTGTTCGAGACCCCAGGTGATGTTCGGGTGATTACTGTCAATTGCGTCGGGGCGATGGGACTTGGGATTGCACAAGTCTTTCGTGACCGCTACGCAAAGCAGTATTGGGCTTATAAACGTCGTTGCAAAGGCGGGTACGTGCATTTAGGCGTACCTGAGTTGATCGTGACGGATGACGGTCTTAAGTGGCTGTTCTTCCCAACGAAATACAACTGGCGCAATAACTCCGAATATCACTGGATACAGTGGGGTTTGCAATACCTCATCGATAACATCGGTGAGCCTGACTACGTCCAACACGACTGGAAGCTGGTGTTCCCACCTTTGGGGTGTGGACATGGCAATCTAGACTTCCATCATATCGCGCGGCTTATGGCCATGTTTGATGGTCATGTACCGAACGAAATCATCCTCATCGAACCACCGGGGTATGACGCATGACCGAGACTAAAAAACGTAAACCCAAAATCACCACCTCACCCCCGCGTAACAAGCGCATCGTTATTCGCGATGACAACACCAGCACAGCAACTGAACTTGCTCGTGCGATGGGGGTACAACCCGGTCAGGTGATCAAGTGCTTGATCTCAAGCCCACCTCCATTCATAGCCACTACCCTCAACAACACCATTGAAGCCGATGCCATCCTCAAGGCAGCTACACACTTCGGTTTCACTGTCCCACAACTTACTAAAGACAAGGCCTGACCCATGAAGCAAGTAAACACCACAGCTGGTCTCTACTCCTCTCGCACCGCTGACAAGTTTGTGGTGCGTCTGCCAGATGGCATGCGTGAGCGCATCGCTGATCGCGCCCGCAACCACCACCGCTCCATGAACAGCGAGATCGTCGCTGTACTGGAACGTGACCTGGAGAACCCAACAAACGGCGATAAAGCCGCGCACCACGAACAACACACCAACCCGGATGCAGCAACCCCACTGCAAGTCGGCATGGTGGCGTACTACGACTACAAGGACAACGGCGAGCTGGCCCTTGGTGTGATCCAGGCTATTGCGATCTCACTCGACGATGATGTCCATGTCACCTTTGACCTGCCGCGGGACCGCAAGGGTCTGCCGACCGTAATTATCGGCAGTCACAAAGAAGACCCACGGATCTGGTTGCCGATCGATCGCGTACAGCCGTACCTGATCTAACCCAAGGGGTGTTGCATGCAAGAGCTTCTGGCTCTGTATAAAGTCGTTCATGAGGCTGCTCAACACAACCTCATGGTCGTCCTTGTGTTCAACGCCCTGACCACCTTTGCCTTAGCCTTTGCTAAGGCATTCCAATCACGGAACATTGTGCTGGGTCACTATTGGTCGGCGTACGTTACCTCCTGGGGTGTTACTACCTTAGAGGTCACTAACGTCAGCCTGATTGTGGTAGGTGGTTGGTGGTTGATACTCTCCGCCGGTTTCGGTGGATCTCTAGGTTGCATCGCCGCGATGGCCATGCACGAAAAATACTTCATGAAGCGAAAGCTTGCCGAGGAGGCAAATCATGACTCGTAGTGCACGTAATGCCGGTGTTATCTACACTGTTCCTTTCCGCTCGATCGTTGAACCGGTCAAAAAAGACGACATCGTCAACACGATGATCCTACCTATGTCGTCTATTCCGGCCGGGGCCAACCCATTCGATCACGACGCTCACAACATGGGTACGTCTATTTCCCGTGACTGGATGGTGATGCATAGCGGCGACTTCAACGATCACGGCCACCAGAGTTTTTACCTGGTGAACACCGTCACCGGTCAACGCATTGGTTTGGACTTTGAAGCCAAAGAAAACCGCTTTACCGAGTCGGTGTGGGCTGGGATCAAAGACCTGGACGAATCGGAACTCTACGTCTGGTCGCGTAACTTCAACAAGGTCGAGTTCTACTCGTTGATCGACCACCTGCGTATCAAGTGGGGCAGTAAGTACGGCCTGTGGCGTGGCCACAAGTCATCGCCGACCTATGTCTACATCGGCATGCACTTTGTGCGTATTGACGTTGTACTGGATGCTGAGGCCTTTGCTCGGTGGTGCGATGGCAATGAGATCTCGGTTGACTCCACCCACCCTGCTGTGATCGCTGCACGGCGCTATGAAGCCGCACAACTGCTGATCGCTGGTACCAATGACGATGCCCCTGACTTCGTCATTGATCGTGACGCTGTCAGGAAGCGTCTGGTGCTGGACGATGAGCCACTGCGTCCGGAAGACACACTCCCGGTCGGTGACAAAGGTGTGCATGTTCGTGTAGTGGGGGATGCAGAATGAAAGAGCTCCTTGTAGAGATCACCAAAGTCCACGCTGAGCCGCAACCATGGCCAGCAGACTTCGACGGTCAGTACTTCCAGTTCCAGGATATGGAAGTCAGCTGGTATGGCAAACGCACTGGCATGCGTCCTGAGGATGGCGAAAACAGTGCAAGTCACGACTACCGCTTGTATGCGCTTGAGCATTCCCCTGAACCCGGTAAGCTGATCTTCGGTATTAAAGAAGACATGACCCCGCAGTGCTACAACCCGTCTGCAAAAATCGTACTGGACCTTGCTAACCGAACAGTACAAGTTACTGAGATCGAGGCACACTGGGAAGATCAGATCGAGTTCTCCCCGGGCGAGTGCAATCCTGCGGCGATCTTCAAGTTCCTCTGACGATATACGGCCAGTCTTGAAGGACTGGCCTTTGAATGAAAGAGATTTGAGATCTATATCACGCACGTGAGTATGGAGCTTCACCCTATTCCTATCTGCCCTTTAAGGACAAACACGATGACTAAAATCAAAACTGCATTTGCCACCGCTATTGTGTTGGTTACGTTGGCAAGTACCGCCACGGCGGCAACTGTGATGTACAAGGTGAGTCAACTCGAAACCAAGACCACCACCGATAGCCGCGCTGTGTTGGGTCATCGTGTTACGCCATCGGGTCAGGAGGTGCTGGTTTATGCGCGCTAAGAAGCGGCTTAACCCAGCGCAAGCAGAAGAGCGTGCGAATTTCTACCGCCTTCTCAAATCTGTGTCAGGGGGCAGTCGCTTCCTGCACCGCCAAACCCGTGTTCTGATCAACCATGTCGCGGGTTTGGATTGCTGTGACCGGCTTTACCATTGCAGCGGTTACCGCTACAGTGTTGCTACGTATGACGCTGTGCTGATGAGTGGAAAAGACTCTGTTCAGACGTGCAGCGAAAAGGCCATGGACGTGGTGGAACACATCCGCAACTACGTTCGTAAAAACGACCAAACTTACAATGACGTTTAGGGGTACAAGAACATGAGCGATTTCTTCGAGATGCGTGAAGCAGCCGAGCGCATTTTGGCCGATAAAAAGGATCGCAAGCTGCACGGTCGTATTTACTGCGCATTCCTGCTCCTGGTTATCGGGGTAGGTTTTGGCGCCGCCAAACACGCGGTTGCACCACCTGCGGTGCAACCACACATCGTTTCTAATCCGACCTTCACGTTCACGATGGTCGCCACTAAGTAAGAGGGTACAACCATGGCAATTAAAATTGGCGGTTTTGCCGCATTCTTCATCACCGCAGTAGTGGTCGCCGGCGCTGAGCGCATCGTACACACCGTGGTGAATCGTCCGAAGGCTAAACGCAAGTCCGCAGCACAGGAGCGTTTCTGGCTCGCGCTGGACAAAGCGTACGTGAACCAAAAGGCACTGGCCAAAGATCAGTCGGCTGAGGAGTTCGAAGAGGACGTCAAGGTAGCAGTCAGAGCCGAATACGACGCAGCCGTCTTGGACACCCGCGATGAAGCTGAACTGGAAACATTCCGGCAATTGCTGCAATCGAAATGGGAAGCACTGTACGCCAGGAAGTGAATCACCCCCTCCCCTTCGGGGGAGGGCTTTATTCTCTGTAAGGTTTTTCTTTTTAACAGGAGGCAACATGGAACAGTTTTACAAATTGCTGGAGTCGGCTAAGGTCGACAAAGAACACATCCATCGCAAGATGGTGTTGTTGTCCTTGACCATCACCCGGGAACCTGCCCTCAAACCACTGGCGGATGATCCGGCTTATGTGCGTGCTGTCGACGCCTACCGTGAGGTCCTGAGCGATCCCCATGGCGCTGTCCGCGACATGAACCTTACCCAGCTCAATGCTTGGAAACAGGACGTGGAAGACAAGACCAAGATCGTGCTCGACATCGTCAGTGCCTTCTGCGAGAAGAATAAGAAGGCTTTGAAGAAAGCCAAGCCCATCGAAAACAAACTCATCGCCAACGTGCTGTCACACTCGAAGACGAACTAGAAGGTCATAGCCATGTCTAACCAGAAGACGCAACTCCTAGCCGGTCAAACCCTAAAAGAGATGGGCGAACATGCTTGTACCCTGTCGGCACTCGGTTTGGGTCGGTTCCACCGTTGGGAATTCGGCCGCACCGGTGGTCTTGTTTTTGCCACCGATTGCTACTGCGTGTTTTTCAACGCAGACGGCGTGGCCTTTACCGGCGTCTTCAGTGTGTTTGCAGACCGCGAATACAAAAGAAAGTTCATGGAGATCGCTACGGAGCTCCGTAAGCGACGCTTCGCCCTCGATGAGCTCTTCGAGATGATGGACAGCCTGCAAATGGTCAATGGTACCAGCAAGCTGAACATCTTCCGTCTGGAAGAGTACGAACAGCAGTTCAAAGCCCATATTGAACAAACAGGGGATAACCTATGACGTTGTATATGTTGGCGATCTGGATCACTACCAGTGCCTGGAGCGAGGTCGTGTTAACGATCGGCGTTGCGGCGATGGTGCTCATGTTACTGATGTATCTGTTAGCTGAGCGCAAACATGAACGCAGTATGGCGGTAGCTTACATTGACCCGGACGATCCAGAACCCGATATGACCTTGTCATCCATAAAAGCTGAATGGGTCCAGTTGCGCAAACGAGCACGTACGTGGATGGGTTGGTTTTACATTATCCTGGCCGTGATGATGACGTATATTGGATTAATGGCAGCCGCCAGCCATTACCTTCGTTAACGACATAAAGCCCCTCCCGGTTGGGAGGGGCTTATGCCGCTTTTTCTTTTTTTACTTCAGCATGAGTTCCAAGTAGACGATCATCGCCTCACCCACACCGGCGATACGTTCTTCGAGTTGGCGCACGAAGTTGTAGCCGAATTCGTTGTAGGTGTCCATGTCCCACTCGGCCTCACTCAGGGCACCATCGACTTCATCGTAATCGATGAATCCGCGGACGGGTGGGTCAGTGAAGTCGAAGCCCATCAGGCTCACGTCGCTGATGTATTCCTCAACGACTGCGTAGGTTTCGCACAGCACCTTTAGTTCTTTTACCAGCGCAATCAACTCAGCTTTCTTCAGGCGCGGTACAGTTACTTCACCTCGGTCAGGGAGTTCACCTGGATCGGCAAAAAAGACTTTCTGGCCAGTGGAAGGCGATACTGACAGGAACGGTCTTTTGCCCCAGCCGAGGTAGCTGTACCCATTGTCGGTCCACCGGTCAGCCAGACCATGGGTGCATTTGGCGTTGATGCCTTGGATCACCTTGACGAACTGTGGAACGTTCTCATCGGTGGGTTCGATGCACCACGGCTTGAACTGACGATCGATGTCAGCCAAGAATGCTTTCATGCGGTCGAGTTCGGGCTTGGCCTTGGCAAACGCGGCGCGGTATTGCGTGGCATCTGATTTCAGTGCCTGTTGCAGCCGTACGTTAGCCGGGAAGAATGGTGCGTAATGTTTGGGAATGGTGACTTCACCCTCCTGGTCTTGATACGCCGCGATCAGTCCTTCCACTTCTTCGTCCAGCCAAACGAGACGTTTCCAGAACGGGACGTTTTCTTGTTTGGCTTCAGCTTCCTTCTTACCGCCGAGGATGAACTGTTTGATGCTGCTGAGCAACCCCTCAAGCGACACCACCCGCTTCTTGATGTCTTCACCTTGTTGGTAGGCTTCTGCTGACACATGTGGGTACTCAGCCAACAGAGCGTCAGCTACGGCGTTGAAGCGAACGATCTTATCATGGTTCTCCAGGCTGACGTTGCGTTGGAGACGAATGCCCTGCATGAGTGTTTTGCGGACGCGTTTAAGGTGGTCTTCGGCGACGGCAAGGTCGGCGGCGTTAATCATCACAAGCTCCTAGTGTGTGTGGTTCTTCATACGATAACGGCATAAGCCTGCCCGCAGGCAGGCCTAGGTTCATTGGTCGTAATCGGCAAAGATAATGGTGGGATGATCAACCTCATAGCGCACGTATGAATAATCGTCAGTCAGCACGCACTGTTGGTTGATCTCAATCGAAGCCCCTTGATTCTCAAGGTGTACCTCAACATCGCGAACGCTTTCAACCACCAGTTCAGGCCAGCGTTCCATGCACTGGCGACGCAGTTCTTCGTAGAAGCTGTGACGGTTCTTGTCACGCAGGTAGACCTTGATCTTTTTCCCAGTTGCTGTTTTCCCTTCACGTAACGCAGTGCGCAGTACCTCATCGACAAAATGTTGGTAATGCTGTCCCATAGAACGCCTCATGCATGTTTGTAAGTAATCAGGATTGTCTCGGCATTCGGCCAAGATTAACCGCCGGGTGAAAGCAGACAAGGTGTCATCCCACGGGTCAATGTCTGCAAGCACCGGCCGGTTTAGGCGGCATCCCACCATGGCATTTCCTCACTGGTACCAGCACGACCACCACCAGGGGCTGCTACACTGCGATCTTCACCATCAACGTCCCAAGGGATCGTACCGACGATCTCGAACGGCAATACGCAGTACTGGTCTTTGGTGGAGGTCACAACGTTACGGTGTTTACCACGGGCGATGGTAAGGTACTTCTTGCCGTTGACTTCGACGATGTGGATCATCAGCTCCAGGTCAGGTTCTTGACCCAAGCGCCGGCAACCGTCGTAGTAGCCTTTGTTAGCCACGTTACGAACGAAGTCGTCCACGTTATCGCGGGTCAGCTGCAACGCTTCAGACGAGAGCTGGTGCGGCGAGAGGAACGTGATACCGCGTGGTGAGGTGTAGTTACGCACACGGCGGAACAACAGTCGAACGTCATCACCGATCGCCTTGGCCTCCAACCCAGTCTTCGGCAACATGTTCAGGTAGTCGACGATCAACATCTGAATCTCGTAACCTTCGGCGATCAGACCATCGAGGTGGTTGATCAGTGCCGCTGCCGAGAACTCAGTCGGGTCGAAGCGGTCCATACGGACTTCAAAGCCCGTCTCACGCAGGCGCGCCGAAACATAAGCCGCTGCCTCACCGATGTCGATCTGGTCTTCAATAACCGGTTGCCCAGTCTCGTTCTCCTTGAGGTACTTGTAAATCCACAGCAGGTTGTCGGCCACCTCGTTTTCGAACGAGATGAATTGGATCAATGGCTTTTTGGTTGCATCACGCATCACTGGCTTGTTGAACAAGCTAAAGTGTACAAACAGCGAAAGCATAAAGCCTGATTTAAATTGGTGCTGCAAACCACCGACGATGCCGAACTCACCGCGCTTGACTGCGCCCAGTTTACCGAGCATGCGGTTCAATGCTTGCCAGCCGGTACGGAAAGCCCCCTCGGCAGACAGCAGGTTCTTCACGGCCTCGAAGGATTTCTCGATGTTCCCCACGTCAGAGAAATCGATACCTCCCATTTGCGCCGGATGGTTCATCCGCTCACGCGCGGCCAGGTAGGGCTCCAGCCGATGACCCATCTCGGCCATCTCGGTAACGACGTCAGCCACGGAGGCACGTTTGAACGTCAGCTTATGGTGGTACTCTTTCAAGATCCCGGTGATCTTGTCTTCGTTCAGGTACGTTGACAGTTTCCGGCGATACGATTGAATCCGTTTGATGACTTCGGTGTTGTCAGCAAAGGTTTCGGTCAGGGCGATGGCCAAGGCTTCGTAGAGGTACTCTTCCTCCCGACAGGCCACACGCAGTTGTTGGAGGATCTCGGTGTCGGTGGGAAACTCTTCGCCGTGCTGTGAGCACAACCAAAGCACGATCTTGTAGATTTCGGTGAAGATCAGTCGACCACTGTCAATATCGATGGTCGATTCAGGTTGGGGTATGGAGTTGACGATCTCGGTGATGATGTTGGTCGACGGTGACGTCGCCACCCCAGGTCGATGTTCGAGGCACAACAGGCTAATGCACTGGATCAGTAGCTGTTTAGGAGTAAACATTCTTTTGTAATCCGTAACCGAGTATTTTTACTAACGTATGATGAACACGTCCTGTATTAGTTTGTAGAGTATATTTGTATGAAGGTTTTGACACCCGAAGAAGCCTATGTTCCCCGCAGGTGAGCGCGATATGACTACGTTAGTGGTGGTACCGAGAGACGTCGCCGCAGTCATCGAGGGTCAGAGCCTTAGCTTTGACCTGTTCAAAGATACTAACAGTATGTTAAAGTATCTGTCCGCTGCTGACGTGGCTGACATCATGATTGCGTCCAACGACTTTCCATTCGATTACAGCTTCATGTTTACTATTGATATGGAGCAAAAGCTGCATGAGTACATGCAAGCGAACCAACTTACCGATAGGGCCCGCCGCATTCAAAGCCGTTTAGAGACCGCCCAGCTGAAATACGCTGCGGAGGTTGACAGCTTTGTGCCGGTGTATCAGCTTTATTGTGTAGACGAGAAGCTATGGGTTGCGGTGCAGCAGAAGCAGCACACCGGTGAATGCGATCCTAAACGCCTTCTTCTAAAAGCGAACAGCGAGTTCTTCGACGCGCTGCTTGCTCAAGCGTCGCATACTACATCTTTTGAGAAAGTATGTGCTACCAACCTGTTCAACGATTATTTGAGCTCGCTTTGATTAATACACTTATGTGTATGGGTTAGAACGCGTTTAGGTAACCCTGCTTAAGCAGCAAACAGAAAATCTCTATAGGGACCGTTCCATGAATAACCTCAAGCAACTCTTTGGCCGTAAAAACGCGGCTGCCAGCTTCTCGGTACAAAACCTGGTGTCCGCACTGGACGGCCAGATCAGCACTGCCGGCTCCAGCTTCTACGTCAAGCCAGAAATGGCCGAGCGCGTCTCGAACGAAGACTTCAACGCCAGCGACGTGACCGACAGCGTCGAGACCGTGTTCGAAGCCCTGGGCAAAGTCCTGACCGGCCTGAGCTTCGAGCATTTCAACGCCGAGCGTAAGGCAGATGCGCCGCGTATCGAAGAAAACATGAAGATCGCCGCGACCATGGGTCTTTTCGGTGCTTCCAACGAGGCGGCCTACAAGAAGCAGCTGATGGCTTCGACCCGTGCGCTGAACTCCACCGACAAGAACGTGGTCGTCGTCGCCGGCACCATGTCCGGTGCATTCGGCAGCATCCCAGCCTTCGGCGAAGGCGTCTCGATCGAGAACTACAACGAAAAGTCCAGCCGTGACTTCCGTGTGGTTACCGCGGCCTACAACCTGACCTCCTCGCGTCAGGATGCGTTCGCCGAAGCCATGTACCGCACCACCCTGGTCAACGCCCAAGAAGGCGGCGCTGTTCAGATCGTGCCGTACGTTGTCCTGCTCAAGGATACCTACCACAAGACCACCGGTGCCAAGTGGGATACCCAGGAAATCAACATCGTCGACGCCTACCGTGACCCATCGGTCCTGGACCAAGGCGCTACCCTGCTGATCCCTGCCAAAACCTCGTCCAGCGCTGCCCACTTCGTGGCCGATGCTGACGTCGGCGCCGAGTCGAAGACCGACGAGCGTGGCAACAGCTACAACACCGCACCCCTGCGCTTCAATGCCAAGTTCGACCTGATCGGCATTTCCAACCACAACCAGCTGGTCAGCTCGGGCGTGCTGGAACTGTCCGACACCCTGGACCCTGCCGGTTCGATGAAGAACCTGTACATCAAGGCAGCTGGTAACGGTACCGAAAGCGCGGCCGTGCTGAAGTTCAAAACCGACAAGATGCAGACCGCCACCTTCGTTCCGAAGCTGATCGGCGACACCCGCAGCATCGCGGTCTCCTTCGAAACCGAGAAGCTGAAAGTCGGCAACGGCGTTCGCAGCATCGGCGGCGCCACCCTGGAAGCCATCACCGAGCTGGAAGCAGCCAAGCTGACCATCCTGCTGGGTATCAAGGTCGACGGCACCATCTCCACCTCGCGTGGTAGCTGCCAGTTCATCGCCGGTGAAGTCACCGTCGAAGGCATCATCGACGAAGACGGCGAGATGTTCGATCACCTGAGCGGCGCTGGCGCTGCCATCGTGGCCAAGCTGGGTGCTCTGACCGCAATCGGTTACGACCTCGACGCTCGCTTCACCAACACCAACAAACGCAAACGTGGTCAGCTGGTCCAGACCCGTGCGATGCAGTTCCGCTACCCAATCTGGATGCACAGCCCTGTCACCCTGCCGCTGTCGGTAATGGATGAACAAGGTCCAGGTGAAGTGGCCAAGGCCCTGACCGTAGCCACCGACATCCGTAACAGCGCCAACGCCGTTACTGCTGCGCTGAACTACGTGGCTCAGCTGAAAGAAGTTGTGGGCGACTCCTCGTCCATCGCTCAGTTCGGCGAAGTCGAAGGTGCCCTGAGCATCATGATGCGTCCGACCTACCGTTACCACAAGCTGGTAATCAAAGGCGGTCTCGACACCATCCGCTCCGGCGATCGCTGGAACGACATCACTCAGCTGCTGCTGAACACCATCAAAGGCCTGCTGTTCCCGGCCTACCGCGACTCCAACATCGAGTCCGTGTTCCAGGTGGTTTCCGGCAACATCGACGAGAAGCCGAAGTTCCTGATCTGCACCGACCGTGAGATCTCGAACTACCTGATCGAGGTTGGTGACAACCGTACGCTGGGCGGCTACCTGAAGTACGACGTCGTGGCTACCAACAACAAGGCCTTCGACGGCAAGATCCTCGTGATCCCAACCCGCGAGAACCCAGGCGAGAACGACGTTCTGAGCTGGGGTCAGTTCTTCTTCGTACCAACCATCGTCGGCGACATGCCAATCGCGCGCGACGGCCAGACCTCTCGCGAGATCACGGCTGTTCCGTTCAACCGTCACGTGAACAACATTCCATTCGCGATCGAAATCGACGTGGAAGGTCTGCGCGAGGCCATGAACAGCTCGCTGTACAACACCAAGCTGGGCTGAACAGCTGCGGCGCCTTCTTCAAGGCTGCTTGAAGACGGAAGCCTTCGGGTGACTGAAGGGGGCGTGCCGAGGACGCTGTAAAGCGGCAACACCATAAAACCCCAGGCTGCAATGGCCTGGGGTTTTATGCCGTGTTCCAAAAATCTAGGAATATATATCATACTCGTGATCTCCTGCCTGTAAACGGCATTAACTTAAGGAACGCTCCCATGATATCCCTCCTTAATGTAGTCGCTGTCTATCAGGCAGTGCGGTATGTACGTGAGTTATGCCGCGAGGCTAAGCAATACCCTGAACCTATCGTGTTTTCGGACCTCCCCACCGAAGCTGCGAGTGAGCTGAAGGCTACCGAAACGGTTGTCGATGAAACGGTGCTGAAAGGAAATACGCCAGACGTATATCTGATAGTTACCGGCGAATGCGCTGGCTTTATACCTGGTCAAGATGAACAAGGGTCTATACCGGATGCGGCTGAGGGAGAACCCCACAGAAAATCCACAGGGCGAACCGGAGTCGACAAAGACTGCTCCACCGGTTCGCCTATTATGGAGCAGCCACATCCCGGTAAGAAACCTAGGGCGTCCAAGAAGCGGACGCGTCTTCGACAGACGATCCCCCGATTCACCATCGTAGAACCAACCTTGGTGAACGTGGAGTTTCGTTAACAGGAAAGAGCTATGAGCCGCGAACTAAAGCACCTGTTCGGGTCAGTCGTAGCTGATCCACAGGAAGAACCCAAACGCAAAAACCCTAACTGCGCAACCAACGTGCGGTATGAGTTTTACAGCACCCTGCGTAAGAAATGTTTCTGGCGTGATTCTCGCGGTGTGGTAGCCGTTGAAGGACCGAATGCTGCAACCAGTGGTGAAGCGTTTTACATCACGGTGGAGTATGATCTGCAAACCAACGTCGAGCTTGATGCACGTGAACTTTTCGCCACATTCAACTTGCCCGACAATTCACCCTTGCGTAAAGAACTCTACACACGTATTAATTCCCTGAACAATACGGTTCAGTGGAACAACAACCGTCGCTTTCGTTTTACGGTCGCTGTAACGGCAGATCAGTTAGATGCCGCCGGCGGTGTGGTGTACCTGCGCGACTTTGACTTGATCGTTGGATACGATCATCTGCGCGAACAAGCCCTGCATCCTTATTCGCAAGAGGGTCAGTTGGCTAGAATGCGCCAGCAAATCGATTACGGTAACGAAGGTGTTAATCTTCGGTTCGTTTTGATCGACAACACTGGCCGCATTGAATCACATTGGTACAACAATGGTGTAGCGGTAGTCGAAATAAAACCCCAGCGGGATACCCAGCTGGCGGATGGTCTTTATGTCTTTTACCAACAGGGTGAAGGCGAAGAAGTTCAGGTGGAGTTCCTACCACTTAAGGATTCTAAGGCCAAGTTCCATCTCTTCGATACCCGGATAGAGGCCATTAACCTGGGTAAGCTCGACAAGATTATCGAGCGCATCAAGCTGGACAACGAAGCTGAGCTCTTGGAAAAGAAACAAGAGCTAACTCTCCTGGAGCAAGATGTACGTAGGGAGAAGGCCGAGTTGGAACGGGAAAAGAATAGGATAACTAACACCCGTGATGAAGAAGAACGTCGTCGCAAAGATGAGCAGGCGGATATAGATGCCAGAGAGCGTCGATTCCAAGAAGATCATCAGCGTCAGATGGCTAACATTAAAATGGACCGAGAACGTCTGGAATGGGAACGCAACCAATGGAGCGATCGGCAGCGTTTTGACCAAGACATGCGTTCGAAGGTGCAACGAGATAACAGTGATGCCGTAAAAAGCCTCTTTGAAGTATTGAAGATAGCAGTAGGTTTGATTGGTCCAATTGTCTCGGCGTATATCCTTCTTAAAGGGGGCGCTGGAAAGAAGTAATCTTTTTGCTGGGGAGCAAATATGCACGACGCATTGGTTGAGCGCATCACAAAACGTACCAAGCCGTTCACTGAGACGATCGCTGAAGGGCTTGCTTACGAACACATGATGAGCAAGTCAATCAACGGTAATGGCGAGGTTTCAACAATCAACAATACCATGGCCTACAACGAGCGCGTGATCAAGGTGAACGAAGTATTGTTCCCACCTGGATTGAAGTTCGAAGGTAGCCGCATGTGCACTCCTGTCGAACACTTTGAGAAAATCACCCACGAGTACCAAAGCAAGCGTACTGCAAACATTGCCCCACACGACACGTACATGGTCGAGTACAACTTCAGCTACGATGCTGGGGATGGTAAAGGGCGCCAGATGCTTATGCCACGCTATGTGCTCTTACCATTCGTTCGTCCGGGTGGGTTGATGAATCTCAATGGAGCAACCTATGCCCTGTCGCCGGTGTTAGCCGACATTGGGTATTCGGTTAGCCGTAACAGTATCTTCGTACCGTTCCGTCGCGCTAAGCTCACCTTTAACCGGGTGGACTACCGCTACATGAAAGACGGTAAGCTTGAGATTGTTTACATCATCTGGTCCACCGTACACCAAGAGATGCACAACCGTAAGAACTCCGATCGCAACGATCGTCAACACATCGAAAGTTGCATGGCGCACTACTTCTTCTGCGAGTATGGCGTTATCGAGGCGTTCAAGCGTTGGGGCAAAGCCGATGTGAAGATCGTTCATCGGTCGGACCTTGGCAAATACCCGAAGAAGGACTATCACCACTATGAATCCTGCGTGCGTCGTGGGACTCACCCAGCCGGTGATACCTGCTTGGTGCTGCCGCGTGAACAAGCAACAAAGTTCACCGACATGCTGGTAGGCGGGTTCTTCTATGTTGCAGACACCTTCCCTGATCGGTTTGTAAACGTTCAGTATGTCGATGGTCGTGGCCTGTGGCGTACGATTCTTGGCATGATGGTGTTTGGTGACTTCGAGCACGTCGGGAAACTGACGGAGAACATTGATAACCACATGGTGGGCTTTAACAACTACCTCGATGAGATGACCGCCGATGACCTGAAGAAGGCCAAGATCGACGTTAAGAACATTTGGGACCTGTTGTATTACATCATGACCGAGTTGTCGCATCACTTCTTCCAAACCAACCGCGAAGAAACATCCATGTACGGGAAGCAATTGACCGTGCTGCGGTATGTGATGGAAGAATTCAACAGCGCCATCTCGCTGTTGACGTACAGCTTCCAGGGACGTCGTGACATTGTCTGGAAAGCCGCGGCGATCGAAGACATGCTCAAGAAGTACCTTAAGCTCAATACCTGCGTGCGGTTACTGACCAGCAAGCACAACGAGCTCAGTACGGTGAACTATCCAGGCGACAACAAGATCATTCGCATCACATCGATGATCGTTCCACAAGACCAAGCACGGGCAGCCAGTACACACAACCGGGGTCTGATCAATGACTCCAGTCGTTTGCTGGACGCATCGATTGCTGAGATCGGGCAATATAAGAACCAACCAAAGTCTGCGCCCGATGGACGCTCGCGTATCGGCACCCATGTCCTGTTGGACGGCGACGGGACGATTATCCGTCGTGAGGATTGCCGCGCACTTATCGATGCGACCCAAAAACGAATCCAACGCTAAAACGAAGTACGGAGTAAGACCATGCAACAATACCAGACCGGCGTTAACCTACCTGTCTCTGCACAGCAGGTAGACGGCAGTTGCTTTAACCAGCAACTGCCACAGGGTAACGACATGTGGCCACAGGTGAGTTTCATTCCCGGGGCCGACACCAACCTTGGCAGCTACGCCATCTCGCTGTTCCGCACTTACGCACAATCGCGAGCAGCGAAGTCGAGCATCCACTGCCTCTGCTACAACCTGTTGCAACAGAACCGCTTTCAGAACCAGTACTGGCAAGGCTGGTGCCAGTACGTTGTAGACTTCTGTGACTTCCTGCACCGGGGTCAGCAACATGCACCCCAGCAAGCGGCCGATAAGGCGGCCTCTCGCATTTACCAATCGATGCTTGCGACTACCATTCAGCAGTACCCCGCTGTTCGCAACATGGTCGATGCGAACACCCAAGCCGGGCTGGCCGATGCGGCGCAAGTTGCCAACAAGATCATGATTGACGTCAACAACTGGAAGGCTCAAATCCAGAGCGGTGGTGTAGGCCACGGTGGCGGGGTTGGTTATGGCGTCGGTGGGGGTGGTGGCCTGGGTGTTGCGGGGGCGGGTAACATTGCCCACGTCAACTCCTTCTCGGTCGCACCAGCCGGTGCTTCACCCAGCCTTATCAGCAGCAACCAAAACGCAGGCAGTGTCGGTTCGACCGGTTTGTTCTTGGGTGCCGACAACGCAGTACCTGCAAAACCAACTTCAAGCTGGTCGGGAGGTAGCGGAGTGGATATCAATCAAGGTCAAAACACACAACCGGTTCAAGGCATTGCTCAACTCGGTGCGGGTGCTCCGGCATCGCCACTGCAAATGGCGCAGAGCACTGATGTCATCGATCACAACCACGAGGCACCGATCTCGGTCGCTGACCTTAAGATCGACCCGCGCTATTACGTCCCACAAGGCTTCAAGCCTGTAGACGGTCGGCCGTATGACATCATCCGTAACCCAGGTGGTGTGGAAATCCGCCCGGCGTACCAAGCACTGGCTGGTAAAGATGCCGCGAGCTGGAAGCGGACCGTGGGTGGCGATGCACCTTACGCCATGCTGTATGATCCCAACAAGTACATCTGCTTCCTCGCCAAATGGGTCGATGGAATTGTCAAGGAGGTTGTCGTGCCCATCGAACCTGAGATGGATTATCTGAAACACGAGATCAATGATGATCTGCGCCGTAAAGCCATGCGTCCTGCCGGGGTGGTGATCCCACTGCCGCAGTATTCGCAGTCCGATGACCAGACGGTGAAAACCATCGAGGTCACCAAAGCAGCGCTGCAAAGCGGTGAGGTGGAACCTGAGTACCTGAGCCCTGTTGCCTTGTCGCCGTACCTGACCGGTACCAGCGATCTGGAAAACGAGGCGATGGCGGCCAAGACTGTGCGTGAACAACTCGGTCTCAAAGCCGATGATCCCACCCCGCCGCACGAGTACCTCACGGCCAAGATGCATGAACTGGACATCAGCCAAGAGTGCTTTAACGCACTGTTTGCTTTTGAACAGTACACCACCCCAAGTCAGGTGGTGGATGGCCTGAAGAAACTGCTGGAATCGGGCTTGCTGCCACTGCGTTACTATACGTTCATCAACACGCGACTCACGCAAGCGGTCAATGACTTCCTGCGCGACAGCCTGTCGATTGACAAGATCCGTATCGCCAGCTACTTCGATGCGGCCGTTGAGTTGGGGCCTTACCTTGCGAAGAAGCGCGGTGAGGACTACCAACTGGTGTACGAGGGCAACACCAAGCAGTTGGTAGCCCGCAGCATGTCGGTGGCGTGTGAACAGACCGACGGTGAAGAAGGTCAAGCGCCAGTCATCACCTACGGGATCGTGGATGAGTACCTCAACTTCCAAATGGGTCTGCCGAGTGAGGTGTTGTCCAACCTCAACCTCACAACCGAACCCTGCTTAATCTCGAAGCAATCACACCCTCACCTGGAAACAGCGATCAAATCCATGGTCCTGCGTGCACGTGAGCGTGAAAACTTGCACCGCATCCGCCTGCGCCTGATCACCAGCGATGGTTTCTATTACGATGTGATCGTCGGCAAGCTGGTCAAAGGCGCGTTGTTGCTCAAACGTTCCGCGTAACCGTACCGGTGCTGCTGTCGGTCTGGGCGGTGGCACCATCTTGGTGACTGTTATTGGTCACACCCCTCCCTTAACCGGGAGGGGCTTCTATTCCGTCTACTAAAAACCCTTTAAGGAATAATTTACGATGAACACCCCACACGCAAGCCTCGGCAGCATGACCCGCCTGTTTCCTCGTTCCCTGCACGCTATCAGCATGCCCGATGAAAAACCGGACGGGTTGGATTGGTTGTCCACCGAAGACATACACAATTTCCTGAACAAACAGCGACCCTCTCACCAGTGGGACCCGCTGCTCGTTAATGGGTTGAACATGCAACCTGTTAATAGCGAGATTACACCGACGCCTGTGCGCAAGCGCCATGAGTATAATCAGTACCATGGCCTGGAAGGATACGTGTCAATCCCACACACGGCCATGGAGTTTGACCAAGCCCCAGTAGCGGCCAAACAACCTGAGCCAGAACCTGAGCCCGCTGGCTGGGGCAAGCAGGAGATCATTGACCTGTTCCTTAAGAAGAAACATGTCCTGGCCGAAGAAGTAGTGCCGTATAAACCCACCGAGGTGCTGGAGGTGGAAGACGATCGGGTGCATCAGTTGTTTGAGACTAATGATCCGGTGCAACAAGCCACCATCTTACTGCGTTTGCTGGAAGAGGACGTGTACACCTTCGAACGCCTAGGCCAAACCGACTTGGCAAGTGTAGCCAGTGAAGCATTGGGCCTTGATACCGAGGGGGTTAAGACGCCACTGGAACTCAGTGGCCGTGAAGTGCAGCGCCGGATGGCAGAAGAACGACTGACGTATGTCGAGGTGGTTTGGGGCAACGCCCTTAATGCCTTGGTTTACATCAGCCACCGTCGTCTGGCCACCACGCTGCTGGCTATCCGTGAAGCGGAGCGTATCGCAGACCTGCAAGCGTCACTGACGCGTATGGGATATGTCCACTGGGTCGACCAAGACACGGGCCGTATACACCTGCGTCATAAAGACCACGGTAAGTACGGCGTTATCATCTTCTAAGTAAGCACCGGCATAAGCCCCTCCCCAACGGGAGGGGCCGTATGTCGTTTTTTCTTTTTATGTCCGTCTTAACCTGCAAACGGCACGGTGGCCGAAAGGTTAGGCACAAACATTAGGCTGCTGTTAAGGGCCTGTATGGAAACGCTGGTTGCTGTAGGTGTGAGGGCGTAATCAATCAAGTCCGCCACATCGTAGGGGAGTTGATACTGCTTATAAAAGGCAGCTACTGCCTCTCTTAAGGTTTTGTAGTCTGTGGCCTTACCCGGGATCAGATGACCTGCGAACTGATCATAAATCCTGACCCGGTTGTAGTAGTGCGTGAAGCCCCCGGTGTAATCATTGTCAGCGGCTTGGACTTGAACGCGAGTGTTGGTGGCACCTTGAATCCAGGTTTCAGGTTGACCGAAGGTTACCGAGGCGGGGTTCAGGGGTGGTTGTAGATGGTTGTTGGCATTGATCGCCCGCACCAAAGCATTTTTAGGGGATTCAAAATAAAGCATACCTGCCTCAATCGTAATGCAGCAACAGATTGCCGCTAAGGGCCGTACAGCGTGTTTTGTCAAGACGCAGTACAACGAGCTTCCTTTTATCTTTACGCAGCGTATACGGCGAAATAGGTGGTCCTGAGTACAAGACTTCGAACTCTACCTGACCCAATCGGTTGTTGGTGCAGATGTTGTAGGGCGCAGGGGCATCTTGCAACACCCAGTCATGCCCTGTGGCCCGTTTGAGTACCGTACACAGGTGCGCCCCGGTTAGGCTGTTAGGGGCATTAAGTAGGGCAAGCAGGTCATACCGAAACGGCGTCATGTCCAAGGTGGCGGCGTAGACAAAGTCTGCGACCCGTCCAGTTTGCCCCATGGGCTTGAACACCTCTGGTGAAGACGGGTTGGTGATGACACCACCCAATGGACGCTGTAGGTTGCTAACCAGCGTGACGTTAAGCGAACCTACCCAGCGCAAGCTTTCAGGTTTACTGACCAGCGTCACCACGCCGTACGCATTGACTTCTTTTTGCTCAAAGTCATCAATGTCAAACACCACACCCATGATCTGACCTAAGCGGGTAACGATTGCTTCGGTGGTGGTGGGTAGGCGCAACCCATCCACCTTAAGCGCTTTGGACACGGTCCTGAAGAACACATTGGGGTCAAGGCGTGTGTAGGTGTATTCCAGCACTTTGGGCAACGGGGGCAGTAGCTGGGCGCTAGAAGTCGAACGGTTGGTGTTGATGGTCACCCGGGGGGGGGAACCCCCCCAAGAATTCCAGTTTTTCCCGGGGGAGGGTTTCCGGGGGATGGTCACCCGGGTGGCTAAGCCACCCAAGGATTCCAGTTTTGCCAGGGTGCAGGTTTCCGGGGTCAGATTCAAGTACGTACGATCCGAGATCATCGTAATGAGCCCTGCCCAAGAGTTCATGCCTAAATAGCGACGAACGTCAAACATTTACCTATCCTTCGCTTATGGCCAGTTGGGGTCAGTGGAAGGCTTGTACTGATCCATCTGGCCGTTTTCAATGGGGGTGTTATCAAAGACAAGGCTAAACCCGCGGATACTCACCCCTGAGGTATCAATGCGGTAATGCCCTGCCATGTCGAACCGTTCACGCATGTCCACCATGGGGTTGTAATGGTAAGCCACTTTAGACTCAAGCCCATATTTGATCTCAGGGTCGATGACATCAGCCGGCAAGCTGAATTTAACCCCGGTCTCAACATGCACATGCCGGACGGTGAAGTCGTCGATGGCAAAGCGTTTGGTGTCGGTGATTTCTGCCCAGTGATCACCAAACCGGGTGTCCAGCAACCCGAGCACCGTGAAGTCCGTAAAGGCCACGTTGCTTAGGAACTGAAGGGGGTAGGAACTTAATCCGGCGATCAACCGCAACAGTTCACGTTGTACCTCACCCAATGTCACGATCTTGACCAAGTTCGAACCGGTGGCGATGTTGATGGTGTCTGTCAGCAGCTGCTCCAATTCCAATACGTCAAGGTCAGCCAGATCAAACTGACTGTCTTTAAAGTACTGTTCAAAGGACAGCTGTTCCTGAATCAACGGACACCGCACGTGCATGAAATGTCGACGCACCACTTGTTCGGCATACGCCCGGCTTCGGTGGTGTTCTTGGAAACTGTAAAGTTCCCACAGCTTCAAGTACTCTTTGTGCAACTGCGCACAGTCAAGGTAGAAGCGTTCGGTGGAGATGTACTCGGTCATGGGAGTGATGCGGTCCATCACCGCCTCGATCATCCCTTCACGCAAACCTCCTTTAGGCACGATGGCTTGCAACTCATCAAACGTTGGCAGAGGCGAGCGCAAGACGTCGTAGGCATGCAGCACTGGGATCTGCTTGAAGTCATACCCGTAGATACGCCCTACCGCGTAGATTGCCACGATCAGTGCATCCTTAACCGTCATGGACAGGTATTCACCGCTGCGAGGGTGTGGGATGGACACGTATGCCCGGTAACGACTGCGCGAGGCCAAGTAGACCCAGTGGTTGAGCAAGACGTTAAAGAGGTTTCGGATCGAGGAGTTACTGCGGTCGATAACCTCGGAATCAAAGACCTTCGTGGGCATGCTGGAGAAACCCGACATCTTGACCTTCTCGTGGATCTCCTGCTCGGCATCGAACATCACTTTGGCGTTGTCACGTGCAAGCGGGATCTCACGATCCAGAATATTGGCCACCGTGGTTTTTTCATTGCCTGGGGCAATGCTGCGCAAGTTGATATCGTGCTTGATCATCTCCACTTTGGAGTAGAGCTCTTCAGGCATTTCTTCAGTATTCTGGTTGAGGGTATACTGAATCAGTGGGATACCACGAGGTGTCAGTAGCTTGTCCACCAGCCGGTCCAAGATCTCTTGGCGGCCTGGGTTCTGTTTGATGAACCAGATGTTGCGGTACAGCCACAATTGCTGTGGTTTGATCAAGTACGGCATATACTGGTCCAGGCGACCGTGCGACGCCAAGTGCTCACGGATGTGGAAGCTGTGGGCTCGCCGGGTCATGCAGTTGCGCCAGCGAATGTTTTCGATTGCCTTGAACATGGCCAGGTAAAGCTGCCCGATGTAATGCTGCAAGTAAAGATCGTCAGTCAGCAGGTACCCTTCGTTGAACCAGCGCAGTTGGTAGGCGTGTACCCAACGTTGTAGTTCGCGGATCAGATTGTCTTCTGGACCCTCTACCAGCGAAGTATCGTAGTACAGTATGTCTCCATTATTTGAGTTTATGGCGGTTTGAATAGGCACTGGCGCAATGATGCCATTGATCAGGTCAGCCTGGGTCGGGTACTTATTGACCAGGTTGGTATAGACCACTGTCCCGTATTTGTATTCGAGCGCGGTCGCCCGGTGGTAGCGCAAGTTAGCCGCGGTGAAGTCGATCATCTCACGCGTATCCATCGAACGCACACGCATCATCTGATCCGAACTGTGGTAAGCCCCTGAAAGGTTCAGGTAATACTTCCACGTTTTTGGGTCTTCAAAGTTGACCGGAATGTTTCGGCTGATAAGGTCGGCGTTGATGACATCAGCCACGTGACTGGATTTGATTACGATCGATCTGACCAGCCGAAAAATATCGTTTCGAAACGTAATGTAATTGAACTGACTCATGTCTTTATCCGTAAGAGGTGATACAAGTGAATGACCGCTACCCACGCGTCCAGGCATCAACACCCTTGGGTGATGCCAACCGGTCGGTGTTGAGCAAGCTGGTAAAAGAACCGAGTGCCCCTGGAGCACAGAACGTTAACCGGCATTATGTACTCACCGATCCGTTGTCGATGGGCCGCATCTCTCGACATACGGCCCAAAACATCGTCGACTCCGATGCCATCATGCAAGTGCTCCCCGAGATGGAGCATGTCGTGCAGATCCTGGTGGGCACTATTCTCAACCCCAAGGACATGTCCAACACCGAGTTGAACATTGCCGTGGACGATACCTTCAACAGCGAGCTGTCTCGCGGCTTTCTGGAGGTGGTCGGTGACTACTTCAAGAAGGACTATAAAATGGGGGATCGACTGGAAAAAGTTTTGGAAGATATTGTGGCCCGTAAAGGGGCTTACATCCAAGCCATCATTCCAGAAAATGCCCTCGATTTGATCATCAACGGCGTGCGCAATATCTCAACTGAAGATTTTGATCGGTACCGTAAAAAGTTCGATCAAGGCCAGCCACTGGGGATCTTGGGCGTGGGGCATGTGCCTGAGGCATTTAAGAACTACAACCCTGAAACGATCTCGATCGAAAGCTTTGGTGCAGACATCCAAGCCAGATTGATGACGGTCGGTTTCAGCGATTCGGGGTTGTTGGTAACCGACAACTACCACCAGCTTAAGACCCATACCCAAAACCGCGTGCGTTCGCGCTCACGGGTCAACTCGTTGATTCGCCGTGAATCGGTTTCCTTGGAGCAGTCGGCGGGTTTGGTCAATGGCCTGACGCCCAATCAGGTCGAAGAACTCTACCGCCGGGGTCAAGCTCCGTTCCAGCAGAGCATCATCATCGACAAACCCGGCTTCATGGAACGTCCTTCTGTCGGCCATCCGCTGGTACTGGACCTTGACCCAACCGCCGTGGTGCCAGTCTTTCCGCCAGGACGCCCGTATGAGCAGGTCGGTTTCTTTGTGCTGGTAGACATGTATGGCCGTCCCGTGTCGACGGACCATTCCTCTGACTACTACAACGAGCTGCGTAACGACTTCGATAAGCGTTACGGTCAGACCGACAACTCCTCTGAACTGCTGCGCATCACCCGTGAAGCCATGGGGGGTGGTGATACGCAGAGCAAGGCGGAGATCGAACAGATCCACATGTCGTACAACAGCATCATGGAAGCCGACCTTAAGAAACGTCTGGCCAATGGTGCGTACCGTGAGGAGTTTGAACTCGGGTTCTCCGAAGAGATCAAACGCATCATGTTCAGCCGTCACCTCAAACAACAGAACACCCGCATGATCTACGTGCCGGCTGAACTGATGGTGTACTCGGCGTTCTACTACGACATCAACGGGGTGGGGCAGTCGTTCCTGGCTCGCTCTAAAGTGCTTGCCAACATGCGTTCGGTGCTGCTGTTTGCCGAAACCATGGCGGGCGTACGCAATGCCGTCGGTCGTAAGAAGGTCAACATCAACCTTGACCCTAACGATCCGGATAAAGTTGCTACGATCTCTGATATGCAACAACTGATCTTGGAATCAGGACGCCGTGGTTTCCCACTGGGTGCACCTGATCCTGGAAACATCATCGACTACCTCAACCGTGCAGGCTATGACTTTGGCATCAATGCCAACGGTGCTGAAGACTTCACGCAGATGTCGGTTGATTACGACGACTACAACACCAACATTCAGGCCGGTAACCCCGAACTGCAAGACCGCCTGCGTAAGATGCACATCGCCTCGATGTCGGTGCCGCCTGAAAAGGCCGACCCTGAAAACGGGGCTGAGTTTGCGACCAGTATCGTGCACAACGATCTGCTGTTCGCCCGCCGGGTGAAGTCCATGCAAAAGGCATTCACCGACAGTTTGAGTAAGTTCGTACGGGTATACACCCTGAACTCCTCGATCTTGGTCAACAAACTCCTTGACCACCTCAAAGACAACCCCAACATGATACCCGGTGAGTACAGCAATGAAGCCGGTATGGTGTTGATCGAAGACTTCATCAACTCACTGCACGTAAAACTGCCTGAGCCAGATACCAGCCGCACCACGCTGATGCTCGAGATGCTCGAACAACACAGCCAGCTGCTGGACAAAGTGCTGGAGTCGTACATCACAACCGACCTGTTCCCCGAGGAATACCTCATCAAGGGTGGTTCGGTCGAGAAGGCCATCGTGGCCATCAAGGCGCACTTCATGCGCCTGTTTATCCAAGACAACAACATCCTTCCCCAAGTCGCTGTGCTTTACGAGATGGAAGAAGGCAAGCCAGTCTTCAACCTCTTCGACACACAGAAGGTTGCGTTCGAATCACTCGGCACTGTTATCCAAGACTACATCCACGGCATGGAAGAAAACCGCGAAGCCTGGTCCACCAAGTTCGTTAACAAAGCAACGGGCATGGACGGTGGCATGGGTGGTGATTCCTTCGGCGGGGACAGTATGGGCGGTACCGATGATTTCGGTGGCGATACTGATGCAGGCTTTGGCAGCGATGATGCAGGGTTCGGTACGGACAACGACTTGGCCGACGATGCACCACTCGACGACACTCAACCTGAAGACCAGGCTGCTGCTGACCTCCTCGGTGAGGGTGGTGAAACGCCCGGCGAAGAAGACGAACAAACAGACGATGCTTCGGAAACCGAACCGGGTTCTGACGATAACCAAGACGACAAACTGGTGTAAAACACGACATATCGCCCGCCGTGATGGCGGGCGATATGTCGTCACAAGACCAGTTCAAGTACAGGCTTGTACGTTATACTGGTTGTTTGACCGGTGGATAACACCGCACCGTTATCAGGCCGGCGGGCCACCGCGTTTTTAGGTGTGATGGTGCTTTGAGTAAGGTAGTAGGTGGTGTTGGAGTTGTTAACGATGTCATCGAAACGTGCCACCGCAGGTGAGTAGAGTGTGCTCAACTGCGCCAAAGCAAAAATTGCATCAATCTCACCACCCATATACAACGCAGCTGTGGCGGTTTCATCGTTTGGAATTGCACGACTTACCGGGCAGCGTGGTTGGAATTGGTAGTTCTTATAGGTCAACCGACGGGTCTGATCGACCGTTCCATAATTGCTTTTCACGGCATCAGGAATCACGCCGGCTGCGTTAGACCCATACACCAAACCGGCTTTATACGCTGTTTCGAACGTAGCCCCTGTGAAAAACCCGGAGTCAGGAAAGTACAAGATTTTTCCTTTGACGATGAATTTCAACCACTGTGTGGCAAGGTTCGCCCCAGTTGGTACTGTCCAATCCAACGCAAAGTATGATTTGAACTCAGCAGGTCCGATTAGGTCGTCGATAGCAAAGCGGCCAAAGTACCCCAGCTCGTAATCACCGCGGATTATTTTGCTAGGCCCAGGCCCGGTATCTGGCAGGTACATCAGTGGCTTGTTGGGTGACAGGACTGATTCACCGCCCTTGCTGACTTCGACACGGTAGTAGTACAGGGTATTGCGGACAGCGGTGTCGTCGGCGTACTCAGTTGCGGTAACTGCTAATGTGGCCAACGCGGTGGGTAACGCACTGCTACTAATCGGTGCTGTGCTACGGTAAACTTTTATTGCGTCTGCCCCAGCGATAGGGTTGGTGATTTTGAAACGAATGCTCATGGGATTCACTCATTAACCAATTCAAGAACTGGGTACCACTGTTGTAAGGTGGTGGCGTTGTAATCGTACCAGTTACGTTTTGAGAAGTTCGCTCTTACCATAACCGAACCCGTATCACCACGGACACAGGCCTGTGTCGCGCTTAGTTGGTCTTGACACCATGCGATACCATTAACGAGACCCATTTCAGCAGCGGTGTAGGAACCCACGTTGACCATGCGTTGTTTATTGGGTACTAAAACAGCAAGTGGGAAGATGAGGTCATCCCATTCGCAGCGAAGATCGTCAGTCGGGTCCTTGTCAGGTACAACGGTTTCTGGGAAGTCTGCAAGATTGTCACTGTAGCCTGTCATTAGACGCACTACGAATGTATCGGGTCCGATCTTAATGCGTTTGTTTTGAGGCACCTTGGGGGTGGGTAGGAACGCACCCTTACCTGCGTCACCGGTACCATAGACCAAACCTAGGTTATACAGTTGTAGCCAAGATATTTTAGCAACCAGTGCTTGATTGGGTATGTACAGGACTCTTCCATTACGCGACCATTTATGCCATTTCAGTGTGGTTCTTGCTGCGGTCAGGGGGGTCAAAGATATACCCACGCCCGTTAAAAGTGCATCGACACTAATAAACTCGGCCGTGGTGAGTTCACCTAGGTAACCGTAATTCAGATCACCCACTTGGAAGGTGTTAGGGCCTGGACCCATCCGATAGTTGGCGTAGACCTTCACGTTTTGTGACACGTCGCGGTCATTGGCACTGATCGCTTCATAGACGTAATAGTAGGTGGCATTTCTTACAGCCGTTGTGTCCACCCATTCCGTCTCACCTTGACTGAGTGTAACCAGAGGTGTACCGAGGTTAGTCCGGTCGATGGGTGTATCGCCGCGATAGATCTTTACGATTACGGGACCCTTGTTGCGGTCAACCCAACTGTGTCTGATGTTCATGGGACCTCGCTTAAATTATTTCGGTGATCGATGGTGGGACAGTGAGCATCGTGTTAATTCGGATGTCTTGCGGACTCTTAGCGGCGAGGCTGTAGTCTGGCTCGACTTCGTACAATGCTGGATTTTCAGACAAGTCGTTGGTGATCGCTAGGTCCATGGGTGTAAACACCACACTACCTGGCTCTACCAGTTCAAAAACGGGTCGCCAAGGCTGTGTACTGGTTTTTGCAACCGTAGTTGATGTGGTTATGTCCCCATCCGTATTTTTGTTACTACCCCTTATGACGGTGTAGTCGGTAGACCGTGTCCACGTATCCATAGTGAGTGATGTCAAGCCCAATGTACCGGCCAACTCAGCGTACGTATTGCGTACCCAAGGCACCCCCTCGTAACCATGTATATACAGCTTTTGAAATAGCCGATCCCACTCGGAGTTTTTGCTGTTGGTGTTATCCTGGACCTCGTTGTCTAGGCCGCGCAACAACCTAAGCTTAAGCGGCCATTGACGCCCCTGTTCTTTTATAAAGGTAATGCGAAGTTGATCCACCGAACCCAGTGTGGACGGAACACTGCCATATCCACGTCTACCATACACAACACCTGCTGCATAGAGGTTGTTCCAGGTACTTAAACCAATGGGTTGTTTGGCAATGTAGATAACCTTTTTGTCGATAAAGCACTTCATCCATTTTGCAACGATTTGCGCATGCGGGGTTCCAGCAGCACCGCTGAATTCCCAGACCATCGCATTGGACATAAGCTCGTCGCTTGAGACCTCACCAAAGTACCCGAGCGTCTCGTCACCAAACTGAAGTATCTTTGTACCCGGACCTGATTCAGGGTATTCCAGCCCGCCTTGTTTACCACCTAGGCTTAGTAGTATCTCTAACATATTCAGGTTCTCGTAGTGTCATAAAAGGAGCGCCGTAGCGCTCCTTTTATGCAGGGTTACATCAACGATGCGGGCAACTGGGGCAGTGCGTCAATGGTGGCCGCTTGCAGGATCTTGTCTTTAAGCTCCCAGCTTGCTTCCATGACACGCTCGAAGGTAGCCAGCGCTTCGTCACACATACGCTTGAGTTCTGCCGGCGACAGCAAGTGACTTTCGTTCTCAGTGCTGCGGAACTTGGTCAGAGTCTCGGCTTTGGCTGCCAGCAACCGCTCGGCTTTGATGCTCAGGCCTAGCAGGTTGTTCTGGTCGATCGCGCGCAGTTGTACGGTGAAGATACGCTCATCTTCGGTGGTGTAGATGAAACCTGCGTTAAGCGTTTGCTCGCGCAGATCCAACACACGGTCCGATGCGCGCTTCTTAAGATCAGCCAAGCGAATGGCCAGCTCTTCTTCGGTGAAGTCGCGAACCTCCCAACCTTGGGTCCAGACACCGTTAACCAGTACCGGTTTGCCTTCGGTGACAACATCGCCTTTAGGGCGCTGCGTCGGCAAGACTACCGCAAAGCCATATTCGGCAAGGATGTCTTCGGTTGCAGGTTCAGGGAAACTGACGTTTGGATTGGCGGCGCGTACGTGCTGAAAGTACAGCGGGTATTCACCCGTATCCACGGCCAGTAGAGGGGTGCTTGTGTTGACGTCCATAAAGATCTCTCTTAGCTAAAGAAGGGGTCCGAAGACCCCCTCGTGGAGTTTACGCCGAAGCGCCGGTGGAACCTACCCAGCTGGAGCCGTCCCACAGCAGGATAACTACCGTGAAGGTAGCACCCAGTACAGGAGCAGCACCAGCGTTCCAGGTGATGCCGGTTGGCCAGGTGATTTGGCCAGCGTTACCGAAGACCTTAACCACCACGGTCATGGCAGCACCCGCACCCGGTGGGTTCTTGAAGGTCAGGGTACGAGCCACCGAAGCGGACACGGTGTATACCTGCTGTGTGGCCAGGTCCATTTCCGTGGTAGTGGACGCCACCTTGAGGTTATAGCGATCCATCGATCTCAGCACCCAAGCCCCGTCCTTACGAACGTACTGCTTACCGTCCTTCGGTGCGTCTTCGCTGATGGCAGGTTCCAGCAGCTCTACCCAAGCCCCGTCCTTACGGCCGTGCATCTTGCCGTTTTTAGGGGCTTCACCGACCGCCACTTGCAGCACCGCCCACTGCCCGTCGATACGGCAGTATTGCTTGCCGTCCTTCGGTGCTTCCGCAACGTCAAGGATTTTCCATACGCCGTTTTGACGAACGTACTCCTTGTCGTCTTGCGGCGCGTCGTAGACGTTACCACCGCCCAGGTAGCCCATCGGTGCCCACAGCACCTCGGTAGTCTTCTTGTAGAACTGAAGCGAAGAGCTGTCGAGGTAGTAGTCGTTACGACGACCGTCGGTTGGTTGTGGCGGACGACCCAAGACAACCCACAGGGTACCTACATCACCCTTGTCACCCTTGTCACCTTTGAGGCCAGTGCCGGTATCACCCTTATCGCCTTTATCACCCTTGTCACCTTTCGGCCCTTGGATGATACCCAGGTCCTCGTAGGCAGCACCGGTCCAACCCCAGAAGTGCAGGTCGATCAGGTAGCCTTCGCCCAGCTTACCGTCTGCTGGCAGCTCCGAGGTACTGGCCTTCTTGCCCAGGATGCTGATGCCAGGACCCATCGGACCATCTGGACCCTCTGGACCGCGCACGTTACCCATGAACACGAACATCGTGCCATCATGGCTGTAGATGTCACCGGAACCGACGATGTAGGTATCGCCCTCGGCTGGGTTCTCCAGCGCCACAAGATCGCTGGCATCGTCCAGGTAACCTCTCGGCTTGAACGACTCACCACGGTCACCCTTGTCGCCGTCATCACCCTTATCACCCTTGAGCGATGCGATGAACGAAGGCAGGTCAACGATGGAAGGATCGTTCTCCTTGGCCAGATCCAGTGCCGACTTACCATTCGGACCCATTGGGCCAGTCAGGTCACCTGCGTCGAACCACTCGTTGCCGTTCCAGATGTAGAGGGTGTTTTGTTCCCCATCTGGAATAACGTAGGCGTCGCCGATCACAGGGTTGGCGATCGACGCCAGTTCCGTGATGTTGTTCAGCGTACCGCGTACCGCGAGGCCTTGGCCGTCTTTACCATCCTTGCCCTTGAGCGAGGTGACCCATTCGGCCGCAGTGCCTTTGTAACCAGCATCGACCGCAACTTCGAAGGCCGACTTACCCGTGTCCCCTTTAACGGAGTCACCTTTGTCACCCTTGTCGCCTTTGATGGAATCGCCCTTATCACCCTTATCGCCTTTTGCCCCTTTGAGGGTAGCCAGCCATTCAGGGATGGTGCCGACGAAGCCCGCCGCTACGGCCAGCTCATAGGTCGATTTACCGTCCTTGCCGTCTTCGCCTTTGTCACCGACGAATTTACCCAGGTCGTTCCACTTGCCGTTGAACCAGCTGTAGAGGTTCGACCCTACGACGATACTGTCGTAATCGGTGGCCGATGCGGGCAGGTCTTCTACGGCATCGACGATGTCGATGACACGCAGGCCAGCGCCGTTGTCGCCCTTATCACCTTTATCGCCTTTGAGGCCAACACCGGTTGCGCCTTTGAGCGAGGCCATGAACACCGCTTCAGAGCCGGTGTTACCCAGTTGCTGCCAGAGCTCGTAAGCCGAGAGACCAGTCTCACCTTTCAGCGATTCCAACCACTCTGCGCGGGTACCGACGAAACCTTCGGCCAGAGCGATGGTGTAGTTGTCATCACCGTCATCACCCTTATCGCCTTTGATGGAATCGCCTTTGTCCCCTTTATCACCTTTGTCGCCCTTGGGACCTTTGATCGGACCGGCGTTGAACCAGTTCTCGCCTTCCCAGACGTAAACGTCGCCGCTGATCAGGTAGGCATCGGCGATGGCCGCATCGCTTGGCAATTCAGCAACATTGTTGACCGAACCGCGCAGTACAACCACGGCAGCCGAATCACCCTTGTCACCCTTGTCACCTTTGATCGAATCGCCCTGATCGCCTTTGTCACCTTTACCACCCTTGATGGATTCCAGCCACTGCTTACGCGTGCCAGTGAACCCTTGGTCGATGGCGATGTCATAGGCGTCTTTGCCTTTGAGGCTCGCCAGCCACTGGGTGGTGGTGCCATTGAAGCCAAGCTGAACCGCGAGCTGGTAAGCCGACTTGCCGTCTGGACCGACCTGCCCGACTGGAGACCAGGTCTTGGTGTCCCAAACCCACATCATGTAATTGATGACGTAGGTATCGCCCGACTCGTTTTCCAGCATCGGCAGGTAGTCGGTCGAGGGGAAGCTACCCAGGATGCGCAAGCCGATACCATCGATGCCTTTAGGGCCCGACATATCGCCTGCGTCAACCCAGGTGCCTTCTACCACTACCCACAGGTGCTTCTCGATGAACCAGGCCAGACCGTTGGCCAAGTTACCGGCAGGTGGCAGGTCTTCGGTCGAGGCCAGCTCACCCTGAACGTTCAGAAGTGCGGCATCACCCTTGTCACCTTTATCACCCTTGTCACCCTTGACCGAGTCACCCTTTTCACCTTTGAGCGAAACCAGGTATTCGATCAGGGTTCCTTCAAAGCCGTTTTCCTTGGCCAGTTCATAGGCATCCTTACCATTAACGCCATCCTCACCCTTGAGGCCGCCTGTTTCAGCGTCGACGAATTCAACTTCCAGACCCACACCTGTACTGCGTGGGTACAGACCCGCTTTCAATTCAACCGGGTTTTGCTTGGTCGAGACGCGCTTGGGGAGCTCGTCGTTGACAAAGCTCTCAAAAGGAGATCCTGCCATTTTTCAATCCTCGTAAAGGCCCCTTTTAAAGGGGCCGTGTTACATTAAACCGCTTCTTCGAGTTCGATCTGCTGCTTGCCGCCGGTGTTGGCCGTGGCGTTGGCATTGTCGCAGTTGTACCAGATGTTTTCGGTCAGCACTGTGTAGCGGTCGCTCGCGGCGGCTTGACCGGCTTGGTAGGTGTAGTTCAGGCTACCCGTACCGCCTTTGGACAAGTTGGTGCAACGCAGTTTGCTGGTGTTGACCACTTTGGTACCGATGGCGGCCTGACGGTTCGGGTAGGCATCGATGGTCAGTGTACGGAACACAAAACCACCCAAGACATAATCAGCACTGCCGGTCAGGGCGGTGACGATACGACCGGACAACGACTTGGCCGACAGGCTGTTGAACGTGAAGGTGCCCTTGGCGTTGTTGTCGTGGACAGTCAACGCGCGGGTCCATACTTTCTTCGTCGTATCCGAGACCCAGTTGCCTTTCCAAGTCCCCTCTGGCGCATTGAGCGTCGGGGCTTCAGCCAGGGCCTGGTTCGAAGTCAGGGTGATGGTGTGGTCCTGCGCGGCGGTGCCGTTGTTACCACCCGAGCGCAGACGGGCTGCTGGCGTGCTGACCGTGATCTGTGGTGATACCGTAGCGACTTTAACCACCGTCGATGCGGTGGTCTGTGCACCGTTGGCCACACGGCGGGCCACGACCTGGAAGTTCGCAACCGATTCGTTGTACGTACCACCAAGCTGAGTGACCTGCTTGCTGGCTTCAAACACAGTGGGGTTAGCCACGGTGAGTTGGTTACCGGGCGAGCTGTAGGCAAAGCTGCTGGCGTTGGAGATCGTGTGCGCCACGCTGGCCACGTTACCGGTGTCGAGGGCTTCTTTACCGGCAGGGTAGGTAACACCTGTGATGGTGACAACAGGGTACAGGTTGTTCGCCTTGACGTACGTCGTCCCGTCGGTCTGCGTGCCTTGGGCAGTGGTGCTGAACCAGGCCGACCATGTACCCGAGGCTTTACGCACACGGATCTGGAAGCCAAGGTTTTGCGTCGTGGTACCACGGTCAGCCACCACACAGCCTGGGATGGTGTGCAGCACACCTGGGGTCAGTACGCCCGTTTTGGCGATCAGGGCACCCGCGTCACGGATCTCGTATTCAACCACAGGCACCGTGGTCGAGAAGCGCACGCTCAAGGTGTCGCCTGCTTTTACTTCGGTCTGACCGGTTGGGTAACCACCAGTGAACACCGCGGTATCAACCGCCGGGGCTTCATCCATCTTGACGATGGCCGAATCACTGCCGCCTTCGCCGTGGGTAGCGGTGATGGTGTAGGGCGCCTCGGCACCGATCGACGCCAAGTTCAATGTAGCTGTGCCACGGAACAATACGCTGTCAGCGCTGACACGGGCCATTGTGACGGCCACCGAGTCATTCAGGCGCACGACCGGAGTGAACGCGTTAGGGCCGGCGATGGCTTCTACGGTGACGCGCACCAGCGTGGTCGAAGAGGTGCATTCTTCCAGGGTGTGTCCATCGCTGGTTTTGACCTTGCTGCCAACGTTATCGGCTGCGTTCAGGGGCTCGACGTCAGTGATGTAGACACAGCCGATGACCGACGGTTCGGGGATGTCAGTGCTTTTGAGTTGTTCTGCTTTGATGCGTCGGCTGCCAAACCCAGTTGGGGACGCAACATCGGGGACGATGATCTCCAGGTATTCGCCACCTTGGAGTTCGGGGTGCTCGGGCAGAGCGGAAATCTTACCTTTATCTTCATTAGCGGCCATGAGCGTACCTATTGGCGTTTGTTGGGTGTGCTGTCGTAAACATTAAAAAGATCGACACATAGATAAACGGTAATTTTTTCCCGAGGCGGCATAAACGCGGGGGAACCCCCGCGCTATGTCTGTGGCTTAGTTGTAGGCTTTGTAGCTGTTGTAAGCAGTCGCCAGTTTGGTGTCGTACTGATTTTCTTTGTAGGCTGACCCGTTGTAGAGTCGAGCGAACATCGCCCAGTTTAACGCCTTAAGGGCATTCCAAAGGCCGCGTTGGCTTTTGATAAAGCGCACGAAGCATTCGAGTTGGTTAGCTTCAGAGGCCGAGACAAACCGCACGTAGTCCTGCACCGAATCAAAGCCCATAAGTTCCCAATGGAAACCCATGGTCTGGTAGGCACCCCAAGACGCCGATTCCATGGCTGCGTCTTTGTTGATCTGCATGGCTTTGTCCATGCGTTGCCATTCACGTTCCCCGCCCAGATAACCGCCGCGCGCTGTGTTCACCAGTCCTGGGTTTTCGCGCATGGCTTTGGCAGGGTCAATGCCGTAGTCGGGAAGCGTGCGGTACATGATGTGGCGTTCATACAAAATTGCCACTTTACCGCTTGGAAGAAAGCCGGTGCCACGGGATTCAACTTCGTTGACTGCCATGACCGCGGCCGTGGGGACGCCCAGTGCTTTAGCCGCATTGACGATATCGGCTTGGCACAGGTACTTGTGGCTCTTTTCCGCTGAGCACAGCAAGCCCATGGTTTTCGGCCCTACTTTACCGTCCACCACCAAACCACGTGCGGTTTGGAAAGCGATAACCGCATCATAGGTGCGTTGACCAAAGTCACCATCAGGAGTGCCAACGGCGTAACCTGCGTTTAGCAAATGGCGCTGTAGGTCGTTAACCGCAGCACCCCTGTCGCCACGTTTAAGGACCTGGTCTTTGAACAGGGTGATGCAACTTTCGGCGCCTTGTACTTGAGTAGTCATTGTGTACTTCCTTTACTGTGTTATTCGTCCTCCAGTAGACGCTCACGTCCGTCTTCCATCAGGCGCACAGTGCCATCTTCCAAGAGCCGGTGATTAAGCGCGTCTGGAGTTGTGTTGACGTAGATAGAAATAAACCCGTAGTACGCATAGCTCTTGGGGAGCATGTACATCGTGTACACGGTGTTGTCTTCAGCGGTCAGGGGTTTGTTGGACACCTCCACATCGTCGTGGTTAAGGTGCATTTTGAACTTACGGTTGATCTCCGCCAAGATCTTAGCCGAAGTTATTTCACCGTCGATCTCGATGCCGATATAGGGTTCTTCGGCCAAGGTGTACTGGCGCAACACAGGGTTGATGTCCAGTCGACGGTACACGAACGGGCGCTTCTTACCAGTGCGCAAGTTCGTCATTTCGATGTACGTTCGGCCCGGTTCCTCATCGGTAGGGGCAAAGAACATATCACCAAAAATCAGGAAGTCTTTTTGGATGTCTTCGCTTGGACGCTCACGGCGGATCAGTTCAACCAAGGCGTCATAGGAAGGAAGGTCGTAGGGAAAGCGAATGTCAGCCACGGGAAAGGTCCTCGCCTAAAATATTTGGCACATACCATGAGCCGGCAAAAACCCCCGCCTAGGGGGCGGGGGGTAGGTCATCTGTTTTGCCAAAGAACAAACCGATAACAAAGCGAAGTAGGCTGAAGGTCTCCGTGGTGACCAACTTGAGTACTTCTGTAAGCTCTGGGCTTATTGTTGCATCACTGTAAGCCACCGCCATGGCTCCAATGACCACCACCACCGCAAGCAGACCCGAGCCCAGCAGTACAATTTGCTTATACAGGTCAGTGCTACGAACAACCCCCAGTTGATGCTCCAACAGCTGCAAGCGTTTAGCCTCATTTGGAATCTTGTAAACCTGGCTCAACACAATGTAGCCTGGGGTGTCCTTTGTGATGGTGCTCCCCTTCTTGCCCATTTGGGCCAACACCAGTGCTCGAATAGCGGCCGAGAACGGGCTAGTACCCAGTGGCTTATCGCCGAGGGAGATCAGTGCCTCCTGTAGCGTCATGATATTTCTCCAGCGTGGCCTTCTGTTCATCGTACCAGCCGTTCAGTGCTTTGATTTTGTCATTGCACAGTCCCACCTGGAGTGTTTGCTTGTCCCACTCCTCCTTCATCAGGAGGAACATCGCTTCCCATTCAGACTTCGCTTTAGGGTAACGAATGTACGCCGTGAGGATGTCCGTTTCACTGGGCGGTGGGTTGGGTTTGCACTCCATGCGCATCACTAATGGGGGGACACGTAGCTCGATCGTGGTACGCTCGACAGTACGTACGCTGCATCCCTGCAACCAGCACAGCGATAGCAGCAGGATCAGGCCCATCAGCCACAGCAGCCACCTTGGGTGCCGCGGGCGCGGTTGGTTTAGGTCGGCTGGTAGTACGAACGGCATCGGGCTTCTCCTTGGGTGTGTTGGCAATTGGGGTGTTGGCATCGCGTGTAGCGAAATAAGCCTCGAGGTCTTGAGCCTGATAGACAGGTGCCTCGTTAAGCTTGAGTTCGCGTTCGAAGGTGTAATCGAACACGAGTTGGTCAGTCACGGCCGCGGCTTTCTTTTCCACGAGCAAAAAGCGCGACAGGTCCTCGGCCTGTTTGGTTAGCTGTTTGTTGTCCTCTTCCATGCGCCCGTGTCGTGTGAAAAACACCGCAGCGATAATCAGTGCCCCAATTACACTGATTATTCCCACCCATTCAAACCAAGGAAGTTTTCCTAAAACTTTAAACATACTATTCATGCCTCGGGGTATCAATGCGCCACTAGGGCTTAGCTCAACCACAGGGTGGTGTAAACCCTTCTAGGTGCAATTGCTGCATCAAGTGTAGGCCTACCGCCACGGCATCGACGCTGTGCTCATCGAGAGCCTCAAGGTCAACACCCCATCGGATTTCGGTGCGTTTTTTAAGGGCGCGGGTAACGTCCATTTTGTCTTTGAACTTACCCACTACCCCGGCTGCTTTTTTAGCCGTCATCGGATCGACTTGCAACAGGGGCATCGTTGGGTCGTATCGGTACAACACGTTGCGAATAACCGCCACACATTCCACCAAGGTCGCGTACGCATCGGCAAAGCGACCCTTGTAGTTCGATTCGCATATCACCAAATGAGGTTGGAAGTCCTCAAAGATTTCACTCAACGTGTCATCAAGGTGATAAAGACGGGCGATCCGATCGGTACCCATCTCGCGAACTTTGCTGTAGCGCTTATCGCTATCGGGAAACTTCAACGTGAACGCTGTCTTAAGGTCAAATTGAGGTGACTCGAAATCCCAGTACCACTGGGCAATACCCGTGTTGTAACTGCCAGGGTCTATGGACAAGACCCGCAGTGGCTCGTTACTGACCGGGAGCGTGAACATCAGCTCAGCCAGGTCGCGCCGTTGAGGGTGTTCTGACCCAGCAGTGGTTCGGTGTTACCCACATCGAAGGCCAAGGTTGCCCCGTTGCTGGAATACCCGATGGCATGGTGGGTGGAGATGATCACGTTCAGTTGCGCGGCGATCACTTCGTTGAACAGGAAGCTACCGGCACCGCCGTTACTGGCTTGAACGTTGCGATCGACCCCGGAAGTAAAGCCCAGTTCGGAAATCACCGGCGAGCGCGATGAGCCGGTACGCACACGGTGGGCGTTGAGGATCTCCGCGATTTGGTTTTCAGTCAGGCGGATGCTGACAATTGCCGAGGCCGAGATGCTGGTCTCCGAACCGAGCACCACACCGCTGTTGGAGATCTCGGGGACCGGTGGGTTCAGGCGACTCGAGTCCGGTACGAACGGATCGACCTTGACTTCGCCGTCAACCGTCGTCAGGGACTGAAGGGTTGTTTTGACCGCGGTGTAGTCCAGGCGCAGGGCGTAGTAGGCAATCTTGTTGACGCCGTTGTGTGGTTCGATCCGGCGCAGGGCGTATTGCTTGCGCAGTTCAGCCGGCAGGTCGTTGTCCAGGTCACGGATCACGATCGGGATCAGGCCGTAAAGACCGGCGTGTGAGGCGTCGTGCGGCACGGGTACGATTTCTTCAGAACCATCGTCAGCAACAATGGTCTTATGCCCGCGGTTACCAAAGACCAAATACTTCATCTTCGGAATTTCACCGGCCGATGGCGCCACCCCGGCTTGAATACCCAGGCGTTCGTTCAAGGTGGTGTTTGCGATCAGGCTAAACGGCAAACCCAGTTTCAAGCAGGTCTGCAAATACGCGCCATATGCCGTGCGGCAGACGTGGATGATCTGGTTGTCTACAGAAGACATGTTCCTCTCCTCAGATGGTCATGAGCCAATTGCTTCTGTATGATTGTGCAGTGAAGACATAAAACCCGCCCTTGTGGGCGGGCTTATGCCGGGTGCTTATTACGCCGGGTCGCCTGAACCTGGTCTGGCGTTACGTACCCGCTCTTGCTCAGCGTACTGCTCGTTGCTGACGTAGGTTACGTTAGGGTCAGCCATCAAAGCGGCTTTATTGGTACGACCCCGCTGACGTTCGGTGGTGATTGTCGTGCGCATTTCGTCCAGCGCGTTCTTAGCCCTGGTAAAGGTAGCGTTGGTTGAACCCCCTTGCCAGAACATCCGGTCGGCCATGACTTGCACCATCTGCGTCAAGATGTTGAGTTGGTCGGTGAGTGGATACTGACTGGTGATGGCTTGGTGCGTGCCGTCGTCCACGTCAAACTCATAGACAGTGTGTTTGGAGAGGTCCCGTTTCTGAACCTTGTGGTTGGGGTAAAAACCCACCACCTCATCGGTGTCGGCGTTAAACACCTCCACGGTCTCGTACACGTAGTGCTCGTTGTTAAGGGTCGTCGGGTCAACCCAACCCAGGGTTGCCGTGTGGGCCCCATTGTGCTTGTTAAATTGCAGCAACACTTTGCAATTGGAAAGCTTAGCGAGCGCCAGGTCGAAGAGTGGGTTCATAGGGGTACCTTGTGTTAAACGATCCAAGCCTCCCAGCCAGCAGCAGTGCGGATCAGGAACTTGGCTTCAGACATTGTCCATTGAGTGATGCCTTGCGTGTTACGTCGCCCCGTGAAGACTGCCTTCGTCCCAACAGGGTATTGCGCAAGGTTACCGTAGTTTGCATTCAGGTAATTGATCGCAAATGTAGTTGTATACCGCGCATTAGCCAGACGCACGTAAACAACAGCCTTACGGTCAAACAATTTGTCGGTTTGTTTGATGAGGTCGATCCAGTCTTTCCAGGAACCGTCCCCCATCAGCGCTTTGGTGGAATCCCCACCCGCTTGGCCCATCATCGAGGTAGGGAACAACCCGGACGTCACTGAACTGCCGTTGAGGTTAGCCGTGCTGTAGGTTTTCCAACCGGCAATGTCGTAACCAAAGATCAGGCTGCTGTTGTTTGCTATACCGTCCACCGGGAGGTACTTCTCAAGGCGTGTGTTGATTTCAACGGTGGTGTAGACACCCACGTCCTGCGCCCGGATTTGGTGTGGGTTATCACGCCGTGTGGTGTGTGCACGCAGGGCATCTCCTAACACTTTGTTCATGGCCGCCGCACCCGCTTCAGGGGTGGCGTAGTACATGTCCAGTGTCGAGTCTAGCCCGTCAGCTGCGCGCGCCATGCGCCAGTTGTTCATGAGACTAAGGCCTAAGGCGTCCTTGGTTTCAGCATGGGGACGGTTGAAGTCGTTAACGTGAGCGGTCAATACATCGTCTTCACCGGCCATGCGTTGTACCGCCTGTTGGTAGTGGGCACTGGCGTAATCACGCAGCTCCTGCACCACCCCACTGTCGCGGCTGTCCAGGACACCACGCAAGCGCTGCAACACAGTCACGGTGTTTTCAGCGCCGTATAACTGCCAGTATTCATCCATGTGCGGCAGGGGGTTAAACGCTTTCGGTTTGTCGATGATGTCTTCGTAGTTGACCCGGTAGTTACTCGAGTCGAACGAGGCAATCAACGCCGCCAACTCATCAACGTTGATGCCGTAGTTACCACCGACGGCAGCGTAACTAAAGGTGAGTGTGTTGCTGACCGCAGCATTGATGATGACGATAAAAGCGTAGGCCGGTTTGCTCGTCAACATGCTAAGGTCGCGGTACAGGTACGTGGTGGTGTAATCTTTACCGTGCACCAAGCGTTTGGTACCGTCGAGCACAACGAGGCTCTCGTCATTGTAGAACGCACCAAACTTTGGGATCAGCACCCGGTGCGGCTGATTGTCCACGCGCACCAGCGTACGAACTTCGCGGGTGATGCGGTTGCTGGACAAGGTGCCTTTAAGGTCTAAAGGCAACAGGGTTAGCGAAGGCATGCTGCGCTCCTTAGAGTAGGGTCCATTCGGTGTCGCTGAGTTTTACCCAGCAGTCAAGACGTTGTGCATCACGCGTCTCTGTGCGAGAACCGCGTACCCACGAGCCGGTGTAACGAGTCATCACGAACGCCAGCGTACCGGCAGGGTACAGCCGTAAGTCGTTGTAGGTGTTTTGCAACGTAGTGAGGATGTTGGTGCCGTCAGCGTTGATCAGGTACACCAGCTTGGTGCCCTTCTGTGCGTAGATAAGCATGGCATCACGCATGTTGATGGTCATGTTGTTACCCACAACGATCTGATCGCTGCTCAAACCACTGCCAGCGGTAATGTCGTTACCATAGACCTTGGACGATACGTAACCGATGGTCAGGTCACTGACAATCTTGGTGTCCCGGCTACCCACGTTCTCATTGAATACCCAGGCTTTAACTTCACCGTTGGCCTTTTCAATACGCACGTTACGCACATACGCCGAATAAGTACCCAGACCGTCGTTCTCAATACCCAGGTTCCACTTGTAGAGCGTTCTGCCCGCAGCGCGCGTCAGATCGATGATACGGGTGTACCAGCGCCGACTGGCGTACTTCGGAATCTCAGGTGCGGCCGGATGTTGGATGATACCGTTTTGGTCTGTGAGGAAGGGGTTATAGAAACGCAGTGCATCGCGCATCACCTCAGGTCCCCACTGGGCGTCGATACCGGCAAACACCCCTTGGTCACACCAGAGGTCGTACACCAACTTATCGCCTGAGGCAATTGGTACCGACACGAAGGAGAAGGGCTCGTAGATGTACGAGTTACCATCGGGTGGGTTGGAGATACAACTACCGGTAAGCTTGAAGCAGTAACCCCCTGGCCAAGCCCCGTTCACCAAGCGGCGCATGTCCACGATACCTTCGGTGATTTGGTTGGCACTAAGCCCCGCGCGGCTGTACGTGTACAGGCTGTTCCAATCGTAACCCAGTACTTTACGGGTAGTTTTGACACGTCCGCTTTTGTTAAGCCGCAGGGTAGCCGCCGCGTCGAACTCCGCTTTACTCAGCGTCCCGATTTGAGCGCCAGTTACCTTGTGGGGGTTGTTGTCGTCGTTGACATGATTGTTGATCTCGTCCGTGATACCCACCTGCAACATCTGCCGGTAGCGCCCTACGGTCAAGTAACGTTGGGGTGAGTTAAAGCCAGGGGTGTTGGCTTCAGCTTCGGTGATGATGGGGTAGTTCGCCAGATCCGACAAACCGATTTGTGCCGGGGTGACTCGGTGGGGGTTACTGGCCCGCAAGTGGTCATCCAGACCGCCTAAGGAGCTGTTAAGCTCACGCAGCAGATCGTCGATGCGTTTGTTGAAGTCGTCGAGGATGTCGTTGTATTTGCGCGCAGAACCCGCAAGACGAGCCATACGGATACGGTCAATGGCAGCGCACTGCCCTTGGAAGCCGTAAAGTTCCCACATGGCATGCAGGTGACCGCCTACCTCAAACGCATCCGGTTTGTTGGTAATGTCCTTGTAAATCGGGTTACGGTTGTTTACCGTACCGGCGCTGATGTTAGCCAGCGCTGGGGTGACGTCACAATAGATACCCCCCACCATCGAAGCGGTAACGTAAACCTGGTCAAACACCCGCGGGTTCAGAATAACCACCACCGAGCAGACTTCAAAACCCGTCAGCTTCATCGCTTCGGCTGAAGCACCGACACACTGGTAATCAACTTCCTGTGTCAGCTTGAAACCCATGGAGTCTTCGATCTCCATTTCGTGGGTGTAGAAGTACCCGTGGTCGAGCACCAGCACCCGGTAAGGCAGGTTGGCCTGATCACTTAGGTCATGGTACTCTCGCAGCATGCGGTTGCGAGGCAACGTGCGCGTGGCGTCAAAGGGTAGCGCATAAATGGCCGGAGTCATGGGTTTACCTTTTAAGTAAGTACAAACCAACCGCTGGCGCTGCGAATGGCCGCGCGGAAAGGCGTGTATGAATTGTCGGTCCATACCCCGTTGGAATAGACCCGCGTTTCAACCGCCGTAATTTGGAAGATCACCACGGTACCGGTAGGGTAGGCTTCAAGGTTGGTGTAAGTGGATTTGATTGCGGCCAGCCCGGCGGTAGCATTAGCAAACTCACCTGCCCAGTAGATGTCATTACCCATACCCAACGAGTATTTCTTGTACAGGTCAGCGAATTCAATCCACTCCCCCGTAGCGAGCAGCACCGATGTTTTCGTCGGCGTCCCGCGACCCATCCGTTCAGGCGCAATACGGCCTGTTGTGAACGCGGAGGTAGGTAGGTTACTGCGGATTTCGCTATACATCTCTGCGGCGCTCAGAGAGCGTGCTGGGGTGGGTTGAGACACGGTACCACCGAGCATCCCTCCCGCATCCGCCGCTGTCCCATCAAGCGGCAGCTTTTTGTCTAACGCAGAATCGATTTGTTGCTTGGTGTACAATCCCAAACTTTCAGCCGTTGGGTTATGCGCTGTGTGCAGAACTTTGATGTGATCATCCAGGTTAATACTGCCAAACTGATCGAGCATCGCGTAGATACCCTTGACCGTCAGGTAGTGGGTCAAGCTGCTACCCGCACGTGCGATGGCTTCGGTTGCCACGGGGTAGTTCACAACTTGGTCCAACCCGATGTCGTCTTTACTCAGGTTGTGCGGGTTGTTGTGGTCGTTGATGTGGAGAAGCACCTGCCCTTGGAAACGGCTGATGAAATCGTTGAAGCGGTCTTTGATTGCCTTGCGGACCTGATCTTCGATGTCACCGTTACCGGCGGTGATCGCCATGGTCAACTGCTCGATGGAGGCATTGAGGTAACCGTAGTGGTGTTTCTCCCAATGGTCTTCTTGCAGCTCACCGGCTTGCCATTGTGGCTCGTCACCGATATAACCGGCCCACGTAGGGAGAGCGCCATTGGCCAACCCTTCGAGGTAGGCAATGGTGTCGTCTTCAACGGTTTGGCTAAAGGCAAAATCAGACCCCACCATCTGGCCGTCGAGCAGCACATAGTCAGTCAGTGCGGCGTTAAGCAACACCACGGCGCTGCAAATCTCGATACCGGTGTAGCTACTGGCATCGACGTGCTTGTAGGTGGCGACGTAGTCTTTGTTGGCAACCAAGGGTTTGAAGTTCTTGTCGTACACCTTAAGGCTTGGGGTGTAGAATCCACCTTGGGTAAAAGAAACCACCCGGTAAGGGGTGTTCCCGCGGCTTAACAGCAAGCGTTTCTCACCGGCCACCAGATTGGACGGGTTGGTCCCGGTGAGGTCGAGCGGGTAAATGGAGGTGATACTGGGCATGATGCGCTCCACGGGTGATCGAAAATAAAGTGAGTAGACATGGCGCCGAAGCAACCATGTCTACTCAAGGGGTTAGGCGTCTAGATCAGCGATAACCGCATCACACACCGCGCTGAGTGGGTCGTAGATCGAGGCAGCAGCGTAATCGTCCGTACGACGCGGTGACATCACCGTGTTGTTGTTTACGCCCGCACTTGCTTGCTCCGGCGTAGCGGGTGCTTGGTTTTGTACTTTACTCAACCCCACATCGGTCTTATCGACCCGGTGTGGGTTATCCACGTTAAGCACATGACCTTTAACCGCGGTGTACAGCACGTCAAGCTTGCCTTTGACGCCGGAGCTGAACGCGTTGATTCGCCCCACTACTTCAGCCAGCGAATCAAGCATGCTCATACATCACCTCCTCAGTCCAAAGCAAGGCGTTGCCGGGTACGTTACCCCAGAATTCCACATTGCCGCGTTTATCCAAAAACACCGTGAAGTCTTTACCGCAGTCCATCGCCGCTACTGGGAAGTCAACTTCGTTTTCACAGGCAGCCGGTGCGCCGTACCACACCACCGAACCATCGCTGTAGACAATACCGCAGTGACCGTAGCCACCACCGATATCCACCGGTTTGGTTTTGCTGGTGGCCACTTCGGTCAGCACCACCCCTGACGCCCGGTTGATGCTGTACACTTTGCAGGTATTGGTAGCGTCTGGCTCACCACTGCCAAACAAGGCGATGATGTGGGTTTCGCTGATAACCAGATCCAGCAGGGTGCTGCTGAGATTGGCCGACGACCACGCACTGATCAGCGCGTTAAACGCCGTGACGAAGGCAGCCAAGCCGTACGCGTACACCGTACCGGCCTTGTCCTTGAACACAACCATTTCACCGGCAGCAGCGCTTTCGGTGTTGCACCACACATTCGCACAGTTCGAGTTCAAGGTGGTGGACGCCGAAGCACTGGTGGTACGCACCAGGCGACCGTCTTGAGTGAGCATGTAAATGGCGGTTTTGGTGACCACCACTTTGGCCAAGCGGTTGGCGGCTACAAACCCACTGCCGGTGGCAAAGGAGTTGTGGGGTACCAGGCCCCCGGTGCTGTGCTTGGTCAAAGAACCGTTCGCGGCGATGGACAAGGCCACCCCAGCGTTCAGTGCAAACCCGCCTTTACCGGAGGTCAGTGTCGCCGGGACGGTTACGCCAGGCAAGGCCCGCGTAATACCACCATCAGCACCGTTGATTACCGCATAGCCTGTGTCGCCAGCCACCACATCCACCGGCGCCATCGCATCACGCGCCAAGGTGGTGTTTTGAACATCGGCTTCGAAGGTAGCCCCTGAGTTAGAGATCAGGTTATTACCAGCGATCCATGCTTGCGCTACGTTGTCGAGGATGCTCTGCATCTCAGCTTCTTGGACAACGATCTCCATGAACTGATCGAACGTACGACCGTCGAAAGTCGTAGCATTCCCACCACCACCGCCCCCCGACCCGTTGAGCAGGTT